CAACGTAACTTTCTGGACCAACCATATAACTTTCTAGTTCGCTAGTTTCCTGATCGTTCCAATAATTAAATGCCGCACTTGATATACGTGCATAGGTTGTTTCGCCACCATAACCTCCAATGCTTATATGATAGTATCTGTCTGGACGTTTAATTGCTTCAATTAGTTCTTCATCAGTTGCCATAGTTGCTACTCCTTTGTATTACGTTGCAATTCACTAAGATAGTTCCCATTCTTCATCGGGCAAATGACTGAGATCAACATTGATATAAGTCATACGATATTTGCCAGCAGTAGATATATAAAATGCAGGTGAAGTTGGACCTGTGAATTTAGTATATAACGTTTCAGATTCAAATGAAATTTTGTTCATTACTGCCACGAAAGCCGGTGCATTAGTTTCAAAACTAAACGAGATATCTGGTTTAATATGTGCAGGATAGGGATCAGAACTGAAGTTGAGATCGGGCAAGCAATCCATTGTGTAAGCAACTTTATCCGTGTAAATATGGTCGGGTTCAAACAGGATAGAATCTACATTTACCCACTGCATTTTTTTGTAAGATGGAGTATTCTGACTTAGTAATGCTTTGACAAATTCTTGATTTAAACATGCATTAGTTTCTATTAAACTAGGTTGTTGTAAACTTGCTACACATTCTGGATCTTGCCATACCCGTAAATCGCAACTGAGAGTATCTGGAATACTAATAGCATCAGGTGACAGATAAGGTTTTAGACAGTGCCAAGTGTGCATCATTCCTTGATCGAATAACCCTGGTCCAACAGTTTCGCTGACAAGTATATCAATCGAATGCTGTAATAGACCTGGATTCAGTTCATCAGTCCAAAAATCACAATTCAGCACTGCAAATTTTGACGTATCAAATTGTTGTTTAAGAACTTCATATGTAAGAGCCGCAGCATCAGAATCCCTCTCCACTGCATAGACAAATTTAGCACCGGCAGCTAACGCATAAAAAGACAAAATACCTGTGCCTGATCCCATGTCTAATACTACTTTACCGGCAGCATGTGTATTCAATGCATCATAATAAAACTGATTACGCCACTTGTCATTAAGCATAGGTATGTATCTGCGAACGATTTTATTATTAAGACTATTAATCACTATAAATGCCACTCCCTGGTATTACGTTACGAACTCCGCCTGTTGGATCTTTGGTGTCGTTGTCTCTTCTAAAAATCAAATGCACATGAGGATACATCACAGTTTGACCTGCACTTGTACCTACATTAATACCAACGTTGAAGCCTGTAATCTCGTTACCTTCACCTTCAACATTTGCATTTCCCATTTGCATTGCATAATTGAAACAACGAAGCAAGTTTTGCATGTTCGATTCTCGAGGCACAACTAGTGTGTGCCCTGGCGTAACCGGAAAGCCATCATTGTATACAACAAATTCTTTTGTTTCTAACTGCACATCGGTCCAAGGGGCTCTGCCCTCTTGCTTTGCCACTTCTAACGTATCTAAACTATGCATCGCTTGCCTCGTTGTTAATACTGTTATTATAGCACTTTACGTACAATTGTCAACCATAACTTTGGCTTAATCGCCACATTAAATATTCTTTTGATTCTATTGGATCGTAGTGATTTGGTTCTTTGAGTAGATTTTCTACTATAGTACCTGGAGTAGGATCTACAAAGTGTGGCATACTAAAACGTGGCACATGACAGTAGTCATTGTTTACTCTGTGCTTTGTACTTTTAAAGTAATCGTTAGTCCAACGTTGTAACAAGTCGCCAATGTTCACAACTACACCATTCCACACATAAGGAACATGATGCCATTTGCCATCTATGTCTTGTACTTCTAGTCCTGGCACACCATTTATATCCCAAAGCAGTGTAATTGTGCCATAGTCTGAATGTTCACCAATACGTAGTTGATTATTGACTGTGGGCTTCATTGCAGGATAATGAATAACACGTGTGGTGTTGTAAGGACGTAGATGTGCATCAACTAATGTTGTGCCTGAATCTAAGATTAAGTCAAATTTTTCTAATATTTTAAGTGTAAGTTTGTCTGCAATGTCTATTGACTGCAATGCAGTTGCTTTAAATCCGTTTATATCACCAGGCCATAGTTCTTCAGGCATACGAGTGTTATTATAATTAAAGCTCTCTTTCATGTCTTTTGGACCGTTAGGGTCTACATTCTCTGCACCAACAATGCTATAACCCAAGTTGTTGTCAGTTTGATATGCATATTTGTTTTTTGTTTCTTGTTCAAGATCAAAAAAGTCTTGCATTAGTTTCCACCAAGATTTCATATCATCTTGATCTTGTGTGTTTAGTGCATCAGTAAAGACTGCGAAGCCCACAGTTGTATAGGCTTCGCGTATCTCTTCCAGTACTGTTTTGCTTTGAAAATCAATTACTGGTATCATGTCTTATTTTCCTGGTACTTTAGCATCAATACCTTCAACATAGTACATCATACTGTTCAGATGTCCATCATCAGCAATCTCACCGTCTTTCAACTGTAGTTTGCCTGTGTTGTCTTTGATAGGACCAGTGAAAGCAAAATACTTGCCATTGGTTATACCATCTTTGATCTTTTGTGCAAATGCTTTTACATCTGCTGGCATGTTAGTAAATGGTGCCATTTGTACAACATCATCTTTCATGTGTCCAAAGTAATCGCCGCTCTTCCAAGTACCATCAATTACTGCTTGTACTTTAGCAATATAGTATGGTGACCAGTTGTCAATAGTTGCAGTCAACTGAGCTTTAGGAGCAAACTTATATTGATCGCTTGCTTGACCAAATCCTAGTACACCTGCTTTTTGTGCAGTCTGTAATGGCGCAGGTGAATCAGTATGCTGAGCAACCATGTCACAACCTTCTGCAATCATAACCTTTGCTGCATCTGCTTCTCTACCTGGATTATACCAAGTGTTTACCCAAATAATGTCAATATCAACATCTGGATTTACACTTTTAGCACCCAAGTAATACGTATTAATTTCACGTATAACTTCTGGAATTGGAAATGCACCAACATAACAAATTTTGTTGGTCTTGGTCATCATACCTGCGATAACACCTTGTACATGCCTTGCTTGGTATAATCTTAAACCGTAACTGGACATGTTTTTGCTTTGCTTGTAACCTGTAGCATGTTCAAATTTTACATTTGGAAATTCTTTTGCTACTTTAAGCATAGGCTCCATATAACCAAAACTTGTAGCAAATATAATATCTGCTCCGCCTTTGGCCATAGCTCTGATTGCACGTTCTGCATCAGGTCCATACTTTACACTTTCAATAAAAGTTGTTTCAACTTTATCACCAAAGTGCTTCTCAACGTCTTGTCTTCCGATATCGTGTCTGTAAGTCCATCCATGGTCACCAGTTGGGCCAACATAGATAAAACCTACTTTAGTCTTGTCTCCAGCAGTTGCGGCAACACTGAAAAACATAACTGATAGTGCGACTATCAATAGTTGTAGTAGTTTCATTAATTTAACTTTCTATTAGAGGGTGTTCTTTAACTAAAATGCTTCACCCGTGGGTTACAGAGCTGATCCTGCTCTAGATTGATATTTAGTCAATATCAATTTCCACATGCAAATTGTTGTTGCATTTTTATATTATCCATAAACTCTTTTGTAGTTGCTGGATTGTCTTTAAACGCACCACGTAAAACTGTAGTCTGTGTTAAACTACTCTTTGCTCTAATGCCTCTGTTTTCACAACAACCATGTGTTGCTTGAACATACACACCTACGTGTTCACTACCTGTTTCTTTTTGTATTGCGTTTGCAATCATACCATTGAGGTCTTCTTGTAATGTACCCCTCATTGCACACCACTGTGCAATTCTTGTGTACTTGCTTAGTCCTAACAATGTTGGGCCTGCAATGATACCAATGTATGCTACACCTTTTACTGTTTGATGATGATGCGAACACAAACTTGTAAGTTCACTTCTCACTACCAACATGCCTTCATAACCGCCTTCAATGTAGTTAGGGAAACTACTTGGATTAGGCATTTGGTCATAACGTCCGCTCATTATTTCATTGATATACATCTTAGCCATACGCCTTGCAGTATCTTGACTGTTAGGGTCTGTTTTAGTATCAATTAATAAACTTTGTAACATGTTTTCAAAAGCAGGAACTGCTTCATCAATGAGTTGTTGCTTTTCACCTTCTTCGATATAGTCAGCAATGTTGTCGTTAGCCCAATGTCTAACATTGTTATCTTCAAGTCTTTGTTTTATCTTATCTCTTGTTGTCATGTATGTTCTCCCAGTCAGACAAATTATAGTATTATTATATGGGGTATTTAGGTCGTTGTCAACTTAACCGGTAATTTTAATTTTAGTTAAGTCTGGATAGTAATATTGTTGGCTTTCTTTTGTTTTAAGTTTATTATTTTCTAGCATATACAAACCTTTGATACAGTCCTCTATACTAGGACGGTAATGGTAGCCAACACGCCACTCCTTTTGTTGCTCCCAAGGAGATATATTTTTAAAATCTCTTCCATCATAGGACATTTCACGTAGTATTCTTGCTTCTTCTGGATTGCTTAGAAGTATTGCTCCGCCGTGACCGATTTCTAATCTTTTACTATACCCAAAACTTAGACATTGCACTTGTCCTGCTCTGTACATTCCTTGATCAAATAGTCTTGCACTATCCCATATATTAGTAGGTGCAATTCTATATTCATATTGCCATTCTACATTGGTATCGTATTGATAATCTATACCTAACTTATGGAATGTCATTGGAACACTGATATAACTTTTGTATGGAATAGTAACTGTTTGTTTAATATTTTTTAAACGCAAGTATAGTTCTATAGCATGTGTGCAACAATCTGTAAGCACTACACAAGGCGCACCTGTATAGTTAATAAGTGCATTTTCAAATTCTGTAAACTTATCAAACATTTCGATTATACCACTTCCATGCATGTTCTACTATATCATCTACATGATATTCATTTTTCCATTGACATACATCATAAAACTTTGTGTTATTTGCAACTAGTGTATCTGGGTCTCCTGGTCTACCCGGTCCTTCTACAACTGTAGTAGGCTTACTCCCACTTACTGTGCAACACTTACGAAGTATCTCTAAATTACTAGCACCCATTCCTGTGCTTAAATTGTAAAAGCCCGGTACCACATGATCCTGTTGTGCAAGAAAATGTGCTTTGGCAATGTCAGCAACATGTACATAGTCTCTAACACAAGTGCCGTCTTCGGTTGCTAGTCCTGTGCCAAATAGTGTGAACTGCTTTTGTTCTTTTATTGCTTCCATCACACGTGCGATAATGTGTGTAGCAGATTTTTCTTGTCCATGCCTACCTTCAGGATCAGCACCTGCGGCATTGAAATACCGTAGGCCAACATAGTTAAGTCCGTATGCTTCACTGTAGGTTTCCAACAATTGTTCAACCATATGTTTGCTTATACCATATGGTGATATAGGCAACTTAGGATCTTCCTCAGAGATTGGTATTGCTATTGGATTGCCATACACTGCGGCACTGCTACTAAACACAACCTTAGGATGATAGCCATATTGACACAAGTGGTCAAGCATACGTTTTGTAGCAATAAAATTGTTTTCATAGTACTGACTAGGATTTTTAATACTTGGACCAACCAAACTGGATCCTGCACAGTGAATAATGCTATCAACACTTGCATACTGTTTTAGTGCATCTTCGTTATGGAATTCATCATGCAGAAATCTATCAACAAATGGCGCAAGTCTTTCTGGTAAGTTATGTCTATCTACAACTGTAACTTCCCAACCTTGTTCCTTAAAATATATAGCAGTCTGTCCACCTATGTAGCCGCCGCCACCTGTGATTGCAACTTGTTTCATATCTTGTTAACCGCATATTTTGCACCAGCAACATGATCTCTATATCTATTGCCTGTACGTAACCATTGTTCTCCGTTGCCTTGCATGATATCAACAACTCTATCAACAGTACCATCTGTATGATCGCTTATCAAGCCCATGTTGTGATGTGCTTCTTTTAGTAGGTTGCCTAGTTTAACTTCAACGTCATCAATGCTCCAAGGAACATATAACCTATTAGGATCGTTTGCAAATGTTTCTGGAAAACTTCTGTATGCTGGATACAATACATTACAACCTAATGCATCTGCTTCACTGACAGTATTGCTCACCCAATCTTGTAAAGCACAATTAAACAATACTCTACTATCATTTAGTATTTTATAGTATTCATGCTTTTGTAAGTTCTCATGTATTTCTAGTATGCCACGTGACTGTAGTTCTCTTGCACGAGTGATATACTTTTCATTGTTACTTCTAAGCGGACCACCTTGTAGTATTGCAAATGTTTGAGCACCTGGATGTTGCTCACTGTAACGTTCTACTAGATCCATAAAGAAGTCTGGTTGCTTCTCTTGATCAAATCTTGCACTGAAACAAATTCTATTAGCACGTTCATGGAAAGGCTTTATCCGTTCGCCCAACCTTTCCTGAACTTCCTCCTTGCCAAAGGCTAAGCCTGAGATATTGTATATAGGTGACTCCCAACCAGCAATCTTCATGTGTGCTACCATCTCTTCATTGGTAGCCAAGACTGTGGCAAACTCACATACCATTTTCTCATATAGGCCCATCCATTTGGACATGCCCCAAACATGTACGAAATCATCTGGATCAATTGCTTGGGCAAGACAGCGTACATACACTCGGGGTCTTTGGTTATCTGGAATCTGGTCCATAATATATGGCAGACTCTCAATACCTGGTTGAAACATATCTTCAAAGTAAATTACATCATCTCCAGTACAATCACCATTACGCATCATCTGTACTAGATTCATTATTTGGCTCATACCAAAGTAACTTCTTCCATGTGCATCTAACACTTGTCCAACACTAATACTTTTTGTATCATCAATAGTTGTGCCTGGAACATATACAACATCAAGTCCTCTACGATCAAATACACGTCGATTCCATTCAGTTAGTTGTAGTGTATAACGTGCCTCATAAGATTCAAGACCCATGTAGAAAAGTTTACGCATGTTTACTCCTTCAAAATATGCTTTATTGTATTACAAATATATGAATATGTCAAGTATTTAGGTTGCCGAACTGATCATGATTAATATCATTACATAGAAAAAAGCAAATACAAAAACTGGTTTTGCATTTTCCATACGTTTATCAGTATGCGGTTGAGGCTTTACATAATGGTCGCCCATATAGTCACGATCCCAAGCATCTCGCCTTGTATCTTGTTTACGTTGATCTACATGTATTGATCTTGGATCTACTTTCATTGTCTTCCAAACACATCATTAACATTTTGTAAACATCGAACAAACGTTGTACACTTTGGCATATCTTTAATGCGTTTGGCGCCAATGTATGTGCATGCACTACGCACACCGCCTAGTATTTCAGTAACAGTGTTTTCAACTGCGCCTTTGTAGGGCAGTTCAACTACCTTGCCTTCTGCACCTCTATAGCCATCTTTTCTATTGCCATGCTTTTCCATTGCAGTGTCTGAACTCATACCATAAAACTGTATTTTTCCATCTACTACTTTGCCTTCTGATTCATCTGTGCCTGCTAACATTCCACCTAACATAACCATGTGTGCTCCGGCACCAAATGCTTTTGCAACATCACCTGGATATACACAACCTCCGTCCGCAACAATGTGTCCACCAATACCGTTAGCGGCATCAGCACACTCAATAATACCTGATAGTTGTGGGACACCAACGCCTGTCATCAATCTTGTTGTGCATACTGATCCAGGGCCAATACCACATTTTATAATATCAGCACCACGTATGATAAGTTCTTCAGTCATTTCACCTGTAATAACATTGCCAGCAATGATTGTTTTATCAGGATATTCATCTCGTAATCTTGCAATAAAGTGTCCAAAGTTTTCATGATATGCATTAGCAACGTCAACTGTTATGAACGGAATGTCTGGATACATTGCCAACACTGCTTTCATTGTTTGGTAATCAACTGCATCATCATTCCAAATAGCCGCAGTACCTGTGCAAACACTTACGTATTGCATTTTTACGCCTTTGGCACGTTGCCAATCTTCAAGTGTGTAATGTTTACGTATTACTGTTAGCATCTTGTGTTCTTGTAGAACTTTAGCCATTGAGAAAGTGCCAACTCCATCCATGTTGCTGGCCATAATGGGTACACCAACCCACTGTTGTCCACTGTTATGAAAGTTGAAAGTTCTTTCTAAACGTACTTCTCGACGACTTTCAAGTGTACTGCGTTTTGGTTTAAACAATACGTCTTTGTAATCTAATTTTATATCTTGTTCGATTCGCATTTAAAAGTCCACATCTCTTCCGTTTATGTTATAGGTGCCGTGAGTAAAGCCTGCGTCCATTTTCTGAACGTCTGTCATATTATCACTGTTGATCCTTTTGTTAGGATCCTTCTTCATTTGTTTTAGTTGGTCGTCTGCACTGTCTTTGCCACATACAGAGCACTCTCCTGACACACCACCGCAACTGCCGCTTACACGTCGGCCTCTTAGGAGGCCTATACTCATGGCCGCCACAATGACTAATAAGATTACCAAGCATAATACAAATGTCTCCATCTAGTAGTCGTAATGTATATTTCTATCACCTTGTAATATTAACATAGGTCGATCATAATTGCTGTTGTTAATTGAACAGTGTGAGAAATATTGTTGATTAAAAAATACTCCATCATTTATAGGGACAAGTCCTGCTGGTCCTAACTTATATTTGTTTTCTTCTGCTTCTTGTTCTTGCAAGTTAAGTAAAAAAATTACTGGACCTTTAGTATAATACATTGCTTCTTTTATGCCATATGGATCTTGAATATATGCATCATCAATGTGTGGCTTAAAACTTCCACCTGCGGGCAATGTTTGTAAGTTTATATCCAACATACGTGTGAAACCAATCTGTTCGCACAATTTTCTAAGTTCTTTATTTTCAATTTGATCAAGTTCTGTAAATGGCAAATGGGCATGTTCAGTCATAACCTTACGATGTAATATACGTGTTTTACCATCTTGTTTTCCAAACTGTGATATGTCTTTTTCAATTACTAATTTACAATCTAATTCTATATCGTGTATAATTTTTTGTCTGTCAATGTTTGATATTTTTTCTGGTGCAACTATATCATAAGGTTCTGCCAATGTTCCTTTTCTCCACCATCCTGGGCCGTGTCCAGCTCTGTAATAACTTTTTATTCGTTCTGGCCAATTTGTATCGATATCAATAGGTTTATCCACTGTATGTAGATAAAGAGGAAATTTGTCTAATCCAAAATCTCCGTTTCTAATATTCTGTTGCATAAAAGTTTCTAGAAATCCAAATTCTGTATGCAACCATATACTGTAATAACCTTCTGTCCATACTGCATTTGCAGGTTGAAATCGTTTACCTGTGCTAGACTCTGTAAAAAAACCTGTGTAAAAATATTGTCGAAGTGTTTCTCCATTTACTTTTATGTCCGTAAGGTCTATATGTTCTCCAGTGTATTCTAAGATAAAGTTATACCAACCAGTTGGAATATCAAATGATTCATGATTTGTAAACTGTATTACTTGATCTTTTAAATTTTTAAGATAATATTTTCCTAAAGGTTTATTTGCAGTAATTTCAATTTTCATACTAATAACTTATGCAACAACCATTTTCTCCATCTTCACTGACTTCGATTGTTACTGCTCTCCCTGGGTATTTAGCGGCCACTTCGGTGTAGATATCATCCGCTATCATTTCACAACTTTTATAATCCAAGTTAAGTATATCTTCCTTGTACAAGTTTTCTAACCAACGTTTGAACTGTATAAACTCAATGTCTCTGTCATTGTGGAATACTGCTATTGCTACACGAAAGTGAAATATGTGTCTATGCGGATAGCCTAAAAAACTTACATCATACTCATCACCAGTTGCTAGTTTAGGATCATCTAGTGCGGCTGGATACTTGTGTATACCTTCCTTTTTAAATGTAACCCATATCTGTCTAGTTGCTTTGTCTTTTGCACTTTCGATTGCTTCACGTTCTTCTTGTATCATTAGAATGGCTCCTTGTATTCTACGGCTTCATCATCTTCATATGCACTCCATGGCGTAAACTTTAGTGGCGGCACATCGTTCATGTTCATGCACCATACACCACCGTTACTGCCTTTAAAGTTCTGATCAGCAATCTTTATAGTCAAATTACTATGATCCTCTACTTTAGGAATATGTACACTAAGCATTGGAATAAACCTTTTGCTACGCCAAATAATTTTATCTAGTGCATGCAACATCACATTGTGTTGATGTGCATCATAGTCAAGTGTTACATAAAATCCTTTTGCAAGTAAACTACTGATAGTACTATTGAAGTATGATAGTTCTTCTGCATTTTTGTAATCAATGTCCAAATGATTGGCACCCATATACACATGCTCAACTGAATGTTCTAGTATTTTATCAACACTAGGTTTGCCATTTACAAACAGTGTCTGCATACCATATGCTGGAGTATGCTCTACTTCTTTACCAGTAAACAATTCAATGTTGTCATAATCTAACTTAGGCACGTAATAATTTCCTCAGGATTGTTTTCAATTAAATTTACAGGATTTTTTAAATCATACTCTAGTTCATCAAACTCTGCAAGTATGGTGTCAAAGTTGTCTTCTAGTATAGTATTGGTTGCATCTAAGTTGTTTACAAATCCTAAACCAGTCGGAAATGTTGGAATAGTTATTATATTGAGATCTGGTCTGTATTTGTCAATAATATGCATAAATTTCCACGTATCACCTGCCCAATAAAACGTATTCCATTCACGAGTTGCAGTTTCAGGAACAACAGGGTAGATATCATGTAGCAGTACTATAGTATCTTCGTCTGAATGTTTTTCAACATTAATAAAGTCCTTTAGTACTTGATCATAATGATGTAATCCGTCAATAAATGCTAGTTCAATTTTATCACCAAGCAATTGTTCAACATTTTCTTGTGCAAAGAAACTATCACTATCCATTTTATAAACTTTTTGTTTATCAGACAAATTGTATTCAAGCACAGGATTTGGATCAATGCCAATACATGGAGTGTGCGACAATGCATACTGCAAACTTCTACCTGTGTTTACACCAATTTCTAAGTAGTTGCGTGGATTGCAGTTACGATGAAACCATTGTAACCATGCTCCGTATTGCATGCCGGGCAATAGACGTTCTTGTGTTTCAGCATGTATTTTTGCTTCTTTCATATCCTTGTCAGACTGTTGTGGTTCGTCGATATTCATACCTATTCCTCATTGTTAAGTTAATATTATACAACACTATTGTGCTTATGTCAATCAAATAATGCATTAAATTGTGTTTTACTATTAACAATTTTCTTACCAGTTGTGCCTCTTGATCCACCGATTACACTGTCTAGTAACTTGCTATGCTTTTCTAGTAAAAGCATACTTTTATCAAAGTCTTTTTGTGCAAACACTTCGTCAATAACATCACGCACAGTAACTTTTGTAAATGTTTCATTAACTAGCATCGCAGGCATTATACCTTGATCGTATAATCTGTTTGATTCTTGTACTGCATATATATGTTGCCATACATTATGACCCATGAGCAGTGCATAACTAAAACTATCCCAACTAGTTGAATCACGACCACGAACGATTTGATTGCCGTTGCTATCTAGTATTGGGTTACCGTTTTTATCTCTGTCGATATCTCCTGCTAGTATCTTAGGCGTACCAATTTTATTTTTGTCACCTACTCCATACTTACAAATATCTCCTATGGTACAACCAGCACTGATTGGACTATCATCAAAACGTTCATGTATACCATCACGTACTACCACATCACTAAACTTGTCTGTACCATATGCATATTTTAAATTATCAGCAGTGGCTTCCATCAAGTAACTCCACTTTTTACCTCTATCATCTGCACGTAGTCTTGTGTATACCTGTCCGTTAGCAGTTGCTAAGAAAGGCGATGCACAGTCAAAACTTACTGTAAAGTTTGAATTATGGTGACGTCTAACACTGCGTTGTATATCTGTAAGTAGCAATGCCCATTCTAGTTTGCTTGTGCCTAAAAAGTGCATCCAATCATGTTGGCCTTTTTCTAACAAGCCTTCATGTATAATTGTAACCAAACGTCGAAGTATAAGATGTAGATCACACATATTTTGTCCACCCATACCCCAACCATCAAATGGCTTGTCATACTTGTCTGAACAGAACTTCTTCATAGTGTTGTACCATTGGTCAGCTTCTGTGTGATTTGAACCTTGTAGCACGTTTAGTATTTTTAGATCTTTGCCTCTGGCTTCCATAAAGAATTCGTTATTAAACAGTGTTGCATCAACTGCGTCTTGATAACTTTTAATACCACATGCTTCACTTGCTTTTGGATCCAAGTACGTCCATGTTGGGATATCCAATGTCATACCATAGTTTGCAATACCACTTTGCCATTTGATAACTGCTTCACGTTTCTTTTGTGCGGCTTTGTCTTTTGTATCGGCCCACGCACCCGGCCATACACCTTTTGCAATCTGGAATCCACCTGAGTCAGCAACCATAATAGTATCAGCACTTCTACCACGTACCATATCTTCTTTAGGTACATGCACAGTCAAATCCATGTTAGCATGTCCAGCACTGTATAGGCTCCACTTGTAAGGAAACAATGCTTCTTGTTTATTAAGCCAATTCATTGCTTCCATATTAGGAATACCTTTAGGCAACCTATCACCAATTATGCTTTTGACCTTGTCTGGATAACGTTCTGCACCAATATAGGTTGCATAGAAACTGCTTATCGCTGGCAAAAATATTGCATAATCGCTTTGCTTATCAGTTAGGTTGTCTTGTACTAGCATTACTTGCTCTGTGCTGGAAGAATGTAATTGTAAACTGCAATACCTGAATCAACAGTAATCTTAGTTGCACCACTGTCACTTATTCTCACAGTTTTATCGCCAGTTAGATTCATAATTGCTATGAACTGTTGCACCGGCCAACTCCATGCTTTAGTAAGTTTACCACCTACATCATGTTGGAACACAAAGTCGCCTGCGTGTGTACTATGATCACCAAACAAGAACTTTAAATGTCCATCTTCTGTTTTGGTTTGAAATGTTGTTTCTTCAGCATTTGCCTGTGCTTGCATTTTCAATCTCATAATGCTTGCAGTGGTTGGCTCAAATTCAATATCCCAAGGCACATCTTTCATCTTTACGCCTTTTAGTTTTTCGTTAACAATTTCGCTAACCATAAACCTATAGTCATTCTTAAAGTCACCAGCGGCGTTTTTAAAATGTAAGCCTACTGGTGCTTGTTCACCATTGCGGTCTTGTCTCTTAACACTGATGTCTGCGTTTTCTTTGTACTCGCCAATGTTAAGCAAGATCTTTAGTTTTGCTAAGTTGGGCATACCAAATGTACCAATATAGTCTGCAACAGGTGCGGCAAACTTTGCTTGTAACACAACACTCTTGTCTTCTGCAAGTCCATCTACTGATGTAACAGTATCTGTTCCTGTAACTTTAATTAGGTCAATACAACCTAAGTCATAGCTGTGTTCAACTAAATCTAGTAAGTAGTCTCTCATGTTTTCTTCTCCAGTTTATAATTTTTCTATGCTGGCAAGTCCTTGTGCCGATCGTATTGTATTAAGCTCTCCTGGCTTTTTAATTTCTAACCAACTAATACCATTGTCTAGCTGATCATAACCCATTGCAGTAAGTCTTTGTATTTCAAACCCAATAGAAGAACATATTTTTTTTATTTTCGTTCCTGTTGTATAACAATAGTACATTTCATCAACTTTGTCAATAGCATTTGGATAATCACAGTTATTAAAGGTAAAAATTACTGTGCCGCCTGGACGTAAACACTTGTATATTGATTGTAAATATTTTGCAATAATATCCTCAGACTTAAAATTAAAATAGTCAATTACAACAAAGCATGCAATTTGATTTTGCGGAAGTGCTGATAATATTTCTTCGTCGTTATCATCCATTGTATACCAAGCAATACGGTTTGTCATTATTTGATTGAAAAAATCTGTATTAACCACTGATCCTTCTCTGTCTTCCTCTACAATGTACAAAGGTGTACCGTGTACTAGATGCTTTGTAATATCGCCATATCCGGGTGCAAGTTGACAACACGCATATTCATTGCTTATTTTAATGGTTATTGCGTTTATCAATGTTTTAGTTGTATCTTCATGGAATAACAAATCTTTGTTCTTGAGTTGACTAAGTTTATCCAATGGCGACATTTGCTTATGATTTTTATAAATTTCTTTGCTTTTCTCATAGTATGGTGCTTCGAGCTGTTTCACCTCTTTATTGATCTCATCCTTAAATGTATTTAGATCAAGTGCCATGTCCTCTAAATTATTCAGCACCTTTAGATGACTATGCATTATACAATCTTTAAGGTTTTCAGCATCAAAGTTGTTAATTGCAAGATCGTTGCAAACCTTGCTAAGTTGTGTATTGATATCTCTGCGAATGGTTTCCATATCTATACTATCAACCATAGCTCTATATCTAACTATATCTCGTAATTTTTCAGTCATCAGTCAAACTCAAATAGTGTATTAAATGTATTTGTTGTGTTTGTTTCGCTGGCAAGATCCCACTCAAGAACGTGTAGCAAGTTGTCAATCTTTTGATCAACCACAGTTGCTTCCATAAGTGCATCATCAAACGGCAGTTCTTTGAACCACTGTGGCAAATGCATCTCATCTGTAGGATAGCCAATGCTGGTCCAGTTTAGCGGATTGGGCTTTAGTTTGCAAACAATAGTTTTCATACCATCAATAATCTGTTGACTGTAGTTGTCTGAATTCATCTTCTTCATAGTATTCCAATTCATACCAGCACGTACATGTCCAGGCATGTTTGCACGACCTTCACGTTCTTCCTTCTTGCTATACATAGTTAGGTTGTTAACACGTTTGGGTGAACCTTTTTCCCAAGCAGGACGTTCTTTGAAATCAAATTTAAATGCTTTGATCATTTCGATTATCTTGTCTCTACCAGCACCAGCAAGTACTTCTACTAGTAAGGTCATTAGAAAGTCTTGTATAACCTTTGGCGTATCACTACGTTTCAAGTCCAAGCCCATTGCTTTGATCTTGCCTTGCTTGCCTTCTATGTCTAGTCGCTTGCCTTCCAAGTCAAATATGTTTACTGCATAACGTTTCTTTGTTATAAACAATCCTCTATCTGCAATAAGTTCTCTACCGCCTTTAATAATAAGTCCGTTGTCTCTTGGTACATGGAATGCTTGTTCCATAAAACGTGGCCAGCTATCGTTAAGTTGATCACTGATAGCATCATAAAGTTGTATGCAAGTTTCTTTGTTCCATTCCATAGTACCAGCATCTATATCTTTCTTCAGTATTGGATATGCACTAAAGTATACTGAATCTGTATCACCATAAATCACTGCATCTCCAACATGGTCATACTTGCCTGTGATTGTTTCATTTACAAATGCATCCATATGGTATGCAATACTTCTGCCTGTTAGTGTAGTTGATTGTCCAATACGTTTGTCAAAGAATCTACAACCTGGATTTAAAATAGCACCATACAAACTGTTCAAGTTAATCTTCTTAACCAACTGTCGCTTGTCTAAAAACTCACGTTCATCAGTATCAGTTGCGGCTCTCAGTTTCTTTTGTATCTCTTGACGTTCTCTGTACCAACGTGCTAACAAGCCAGGCACAACGCCTTCTTTTTCATATGTAAATATAGTACCATTAGCACTAAGTATCCAAGGCTGATTGCTATCAAATATGATCTTCCATATCTCTGCGGCACTGTGTACACTTTCCTCACCGTTCTCCCAGTCAATGGTTATCTCTGTTCCACGTTGTTGTTCCATTACGGCAGTGTATTCTAATGTGCCAAACAAGCCTTCCCAAGCCATAGCAAAACTTGCTTTGTTGTTGATCTTGTTTTTGATATACTGCTCAGTCATGATAGGACGCAGTTGTCCTACAATAGTCTCCTGTGCCATATTCAATGCTCTAATCGCACTTGGATACAAACTGTTGATGTCAATAGCACCAACATATTCATGTATTCCTTTTTTAGGATATGCAACATATGCACCAGCTGCCGCAGTATCATCATCTGTAAGACGTTGTTGTCTGTTAGGAACAACCATGCCTTGTTCGTGTGCTTCGTTTATAATTGCTTGTTCTATAACTGCAACTGCACCCATTGTTGTTTGTAATAACACAGTATTAGCATGTGCTAGTTCACTTGCCAGTGCAATGAAACGCAGTTTCTTATCCATCTTATCAAGCAGTGCAGTATCCTGTCTCGAATACTCAATAAAAGTTTTAAAGTTTTGATTGTACAGTTGATCTAGTGTTCCTTCATATGCAGTTTTCTTCTCGTCAAGTTCATATTCGCCAATAGCGTCTAAACTATAACTGTGTCTCTCTTCATATGTGTACTTTCTATACAGTTGCATGTAATCCATATGCACTCTGCCGATGGTATCAAAGGTTATGTTCTCTGATCCAAAACGTTCAAATGTACGTTTCTTTGGCAGTTGATTCCACAAGCAAAAACGTCTAGTATCATCCTTGCTTAGTATACGTGTAGCTCTGTTAACAAGATAGGGTATATCATATCCCTCACTGTTCCAACCGCTTATAATGTCTGCATCTTCAATCAAGTCTAAGAACGTGCTGATAAGATCCTCTTCACGTTCATATAGCATTGTGTTAGGAAACTCGTTGCATATTTCTTGTGCAGTTTCCCAGCTCATCGACTTTGGCGGTATAACCAGTGTTACCAACTGCTCCATCCACTGCAAGTATATACTGATAGCAGTAACTGGATTGAAAGGATCTGCTGGAGAACTATATCCTCTTACAGGATCAAAGTCAACTTCAATATCGAAAAACGCAGTTTGTAACTTAGGTGCATCAATGCCTTTATAGTTTTCTTCAAAGCATCTAAACACAGGATTAATATCTGATTCAAAGATATCTTTGCCTGATTGCATACGCAGTTCCTTGCGAAACTCCTTGTTGTTACGTGTAGAAAATCTACTGACAGGTCTACCATAGATACTTTTATGCTTGCCTCTTGGGTCAGCATAGTAAAAACAATATGAGGCAGGAAACTCTCGATACTCTCTCCTGCCATCTACACGTTCTACAACGTGTATTCTATCTTTCTCTCTGTCAAATAGTGCATCAACGTAACTCACAGATTATAAGGTCCTTCCAGCAGTTGTAAGTATCTCATCTAATAGTTCTTGGTCTTCTTTTTCAGCAGTGTAACTTGCTTTATGTGCAATACGTATTGCTTTCTTAAGCACACTTGGTTTGATTTGTAGCTCTTCAGCAATGCTTTTTACTGTGTCGCTTAGTCCTTCGTTAAGTGCTTCTACTTCACTCATCACACCCATACCTTCGTTGATAATTTGTGTGAGTTTTGCTTTTTGTTCGGGGTCAAATTGGGTTGTCATGTAAATACTCCTTTGTATATCATATTATATAACAGTTAAGTGTAGATGTCAAGTTTATTTTTCTAAACTTAGTATTTGAAATATTGTTTCTAAGCCTTGTTCGTCTTTCAACAATATGTTTTCATCGGCAAACAGTATCTGTTGTCCGCTTTTAAGACTTTGTTCAAATAGCTGTTTTGTTTTTTCAACTGTTCCAGAGAATGCATGTATACTTGGTACAACAAGTCCACTAAGATTATCCCTTTCAACAAAGTCTTGCAGTTTAGGCATCCAGGTGCAACCCCAGTATTCGTTGCTCCACTCGACTACGTCTAGTTTTAATTGACGAGCCTTTCCTAATAAAAATTCACGTATAATAAAGTGTGGTGTTTCACCGATATACGCACTGTTCTGATCTACAAATACTACCCACGGTCCACTTGCTAAATCACTAGGATCCAGTTTGCTATAGTGTCCTTGCAAACGGTAAAAACTGCCAGCACGTCTTGGTCCTAAGTCATGACCTTTGAGTGCATAACGTGCATCAAAACTTACCCTTGTGATATCTGTTTCATTATTGATGTTGCCGTGTACATGTCCTTGATTAAACAACCATGCTTGTCCAACATCGATCTCAACAGGAAAACATTTTTCTATACTAAGGCGTTGTATCTCATCCAATGGCAACTGTTCGTTGTGTATACGATTCATTATTTCAATACTATTATCCCAACTTACAACCTGCATGGTGTTAGTTCCGTAAGTTTTGGTTAGTGGTATCCAAACTGTTCCCATGTGATTGTTATAGCCTGTCCAATAGCCTGTGTGAAATGCAAGTAATCTACCAAGTGCATCTTGATTAGGAACTACAAACCGTATACCACTTGTTGATTGTATAAGATAATCTTTACCATCAATAAGATCTGATACGTAGTCTACAAAGAAACTATCAAGTCTTGTGCTAAATTCTTTACTGTTTGAAAACAATTCTAAGTGTTTACGTAAATCAATAAATTCAGTTGTTTCAAAATAATTATGTATTTGAGTAAGATCTGGTAGTGCAGGCTTAAGTTCACGCACTGCTTCAAAAAAGTATTCAGTCCAATTATGTTTGTTTTTGTCATAGTCAAGTACTTTATTATCCCAACGCTCATCAATGTTCCACTCGTAACTTTCTAATACATTTTCAATCCTTGCTGGCATCTTTACTCCTTATATGCTACTTCTAAATTCTGTTCACCGATCAAATTAAACTTGTCACCACACATCACTGCACATCGTTCTAACTTGCTTCCATTTGTCCAACTACGTTGAATGTTATCAAACCAAGGGCCTTCTACTATTTCGTGCAATTTACCATGAAACACATTTGTACGTGCAAGTCCGCCACTAGTGTGCATAAGTTTTTTTATTAAGATTTGATCAGGAGTCCCATCAACTTCAGGCCCATATAGTCTATCATGTAACCAACCACAAGGAAAAACAAATCCATCAGCACCTATATAAATCTCACTGATATTTAATGCATTGCAACTTATACATGCTTTTTTTGCGTATTCACTAATACTACCAATGCTTGATAGTGCATCATAGTTGGTATTTTTATATTTTTTATTCGTCGGCGGATATATAATATAGTCTACTAAATTTTTTTTATTGTACACAGTAAGTTTGCTCTCGTATTCGTGTTTACGATTTAGAAATCTGCCTGTGCGTTTTGCACTAAATTTTGCAAAACCCATTTCTTTACTGAGGGCTTCTGCTTTTTCAACCTGATCTTGATTGTGGTCAAATACAATAAAATCCCAATATGCTACACCTCCGCCAGCAATAAAAGTACTAGCATTGTCCATTACTTTGTTCCACAGTACATTACGTCTATAGATATGATTTGTATCTTCTAAGCCATCAATACCAAATGCAATAAAATCTACATAAGGGGCTACCTCTACATAAGTTTTGTTTTTTCCTATACCACCATTGGTATGTATACCAATCTTAACCTCTGGCAAAATAGATTTTATATGTTGCACTATCTGCGTTATGTAGTAGTTGCTAAACGGATCACCATACGTACCGCAAAAATACACTTGTTCTAATGCACTAAATTGTTCAAGGGGTATATTTTCCTTAAACTCAGTGAGTGTCCAGTTCTTCAAAGGAAGTGTTGTAAGTGTTTTGCCACCAAAATAATTACGTGGACATTGTGGACATGCCGCATTGCATAAGTTAGTAATTTCCAATTGCAGACTTTTTACATCAGAAAGTTTTATCATCTAAGTAATGCAATCTGTGTGTAACGTTGTTGAATACAATCTTTAACTGTATCTACAACACGTTCAACAGTCATGCCACCTGAAAAATTATTCATCTTACTGTTGAATTTTCCTACTTCAAATGTTGTGACTGTGTTGCGTACATTATCTGCTATCTTGCGATTGTAAAGTTTTCCAAACTCGCTTAGTGCAGTTTTACTTAGATTGTAATAGAAGTCTCCATCTGCGATACCTGGATAACTACTCCAATAGGTTCTAGCACTAGAAAAATTTATAAGTTGTGCTCCTTGCAATTTATTGTAAAATAAATCTGTAATATACACAATGCTTGTAAAATTTACAGTCAAATGTTCCCAAGCATCATCTATCTTTGGATTAATGGCGAATGTATTGATTACAACCTCTGGTGTAAAGTCTCTTACCAGTCTATGGCATTCATATCGACTGCTAAAGTCGTATTCAGGTTTACCAACAACTGTACAGTCTGGTAGTGCCTCCTTTAGTGCTTGTGCAATTGTACTTTTTCCTAGTATGAGTATCATGATAGCTCTGTTATAACTTTATTTGCAGTTTGTTCGTTTGCTTGTTTACAAAGATTGCCAAAGTCTCCGCTGATTATATGTTCACGATTGTGTTCGCTTGATTCCTTTGTATAATGTAACAATTCATCTATGGTATAAATGTTTATAGTTTTACAAAGTTCAACAATTTTTTCAAGTCGACTTAGATTACCAGTGTCACGATCAAAGGACAAATCTAAAGGACCGTAGTCAAACATAAATCCAAGTTGTTGTAATTGATTATAAACATCAAACTGACTGACAGGAATAAAAGCAGTTTCGCCAAGTAAACACTTGAGAGTCTTTTCGCTTAAATGGGGGCCTGTGCGTATATATGTTCCATAGTCATCTTGCATGTAACTATAGTTTTGTGTTTCTAAGCTAAAATGTAAAGTCGCATCAGTATATGCAATACCAAACGGATCACTGTTGTAGCGTTGTGTATTATTTGTAAACTTATCTATTTCAATTGTCTTACCATGATATTTGTTCCTAAAGGTCACAGTTAAGTCATCAAGTATCTCATAGCCAGTAGGCTGATAAAAGTTTACGTCTTTTGGTTCAATGTTATTGCCGAGCTTCACAAGACTTTGGTCTTCAATAAGTTCCATAATTGCAGTAAAAATAATAAGTTTGTGTTGTGTGACTCTGTTATTAATAGCACTTACCTTATATTGGTGATTTTTTGTAACAGCACTAGGAAACAATTCATATATCTGTTGCAACTGATAATGCCAACTATAAAATGTATAAAAACTTACATTTGGCATATTGTCAAAATTATTATAAGGTTGCCCGTCGTTAATTATAATAATGCGTCCATCTATATTTTTTGTCTGGATATTTAACCAATGCCAGTCAAGTGGTTCCATGTGATATGATAAAATGTAGTTGTCATACCCGGGTGGCAAGTCAGGATCACCGAGTGCTCCTCCGCGTAACCATAAGGCAAAAAAATTATTTCCCGGTATATCATGTAACCAATCAAGCTCGTTCCAAGTTAGTGCATGTGGCAGTTTACCAAATACCAGAGGAGGTGCTAAGTCATTCTCAATCATAATCATACTTATTGGTGCATAAGTATGGCACTTTAAAAACCAGGGTAGCGATAACTTGGTTCTAGGGCAGATCCCTCCCTAGCCTTTGGAGCGGTCCTAAGGCTATTCTTTTACTACATCTTTGAAACTACTAGTACTAAATCTTTTTTTGTTTAAACTTTCTATAGTCTCAAGTGGCTTACGATTACTCGGACAAAATTTACATTGATCAATCACTTCATCAATATTATCTATAAACTGTTTACCTCGTTGTGCAAATTCGTGTACAGAAAGTGGTTCATAGCTGTGCAAAATTTTCCTATCATCTTCGCTTATATCAAATTTTAGTTGGTCATCAAATTCTGGCATTATGCCAACTGGTCCGCATTTGTATAACTTACCTTTAATAAAATGATGGCACATATGATGCACAAACGAACATTCATCATGTGCCTCCTGTGGATCACTGTTCTGTAATTCAAAGCGTTCTGTCAATGGATTGCGTTGCACCGCAGCTTGTGTAAATTGGTTTTCGATCCAATAATGCAATCTTATACCATGCTCATCGACTAGTGCATAGTCCGCTCCCCATGTAGCATTATCGTTTGTGTTACGTGTTCCGTCGTACCTTGTCACTTCGCCTTGTAAAAATTTATACCCTTCTTCAAAATGCCTATCCATGTCTTTTGCATTATGGACACTTACTCCAATCCAGTTATTGCCAAATTCATTGCCACCTTTATATTCAAAGTTTAAACTATCATATAAGCCTTTTACATGGTTAAGTCTTGTTCCATTGGTTAATATTTGAACTTTCTTTTTGAATATTTTGTTTATGCCTTTTATCCAACTACCAATGCTAGGGTTCATTAGCGGCTCACCACCTAGTATACAAATTTTTTGTAATCTAATTTTTGTTGCCCATGCTTGGTATGTTGCTTCATAGTCTTTCCATATTTGGTGACCTTTGAAGTTAAAATTGTTGAATCGATTACATTGTGGACATGCAATGTTGCACACATTTGTAATGTAAAACTCTATGTTAGGTACGTATGTGCGAGGATCATCAGGATGATCATCTGGAAAGTGTGCTGGATATCTCATCTTAGGCTGTTCTTTTCTAAATTGCGTGTAAGCGACAGTGTTTTCATAGCATTATGATCGTGATAATCTCTGTGTATTCTTACAACACTAGGTGCAATATGATGTATATCTATATTACTTGTTGTGTGTATTTGATGATCTGCAGGTCTAAAGCCATAAGTCTTACACTCCGAAATAATTTCTTCAGCCGCATGTGGTTTGATTATGTATCCGTAACCACCAATTGAATATAATCCTCTTTCGTGTATGTGTTTGCCATGTTCTTCTCTATCGTGCAAACTCCATATTGTATCATCTTTGGACTGATCAGCAAGATCTTCATTGTATGTTTTTAAGTAAGGATCTAAACTATCAAGTTTTAAGATATCAGGAAAACGTTTAAGAACTTTATTCGGTAATGGCCGTAGCATGTATGCATCATGTTCTAGTATCATGTAAGGCTCATTTGACTTAGCACACTCATTCCACAGAAAGTAATGACTTAGGAAACAACCAAGTACTCCGAGCCTGCCACCTTTCATTTTGGGTTTGTACTGGCGTAGTCTTAATTCAGCAAGTATTTTGTGTGCATCTTCACCATGTACACCGTTGCTCACTTCCGCATCAATGCCAAACTGTTTTGCACGTTCAATACACTTTGCACCCATTGTGCGAGATATCTTGCTACTTTGCAGTATTATTATTTTCGTTTTCAAGTGCAGTCTTCCAAATTTCAATCCATGTGTTTTTCAGTGCTTGATTCTCTTCTGTTTTGTATGCACGTTTAGTAAACTTTTTTGTTTTACTAGTTTCTTGATACACTTCGTCATTGTTGTTACCTGTGACTGCAAAATGATCATGGAAAATTTTACTTTTAATTCTTTTGTATGTGCCTACTTCATAGTTGATATCTTGTATCCATTGATCAACAGGGTTGATACCAATCTGTCCAAAACTAAATTGCCACAAATTAGGTACACACGGAAACAGTGTGCTATCAGGCAACTTGCCGTTTGATTCCATACTGATTAAACCTTTATAGTCTCTGTGTTCCCAAAGCTCATCGTCCCATCCTTGTGTTCTCATAAATGCATCATCGTTCCACACAAAATACCAATCACTACGTATGTAGGTTGCGAGATAGTTATAGTAAACGTGTAAGTCTTTCCAACCTTTGCGTTCTATTTCGTGTACTTCTTGTGTGGCACCTGTATTCTCAACTAACAGTTTCCACTGGTTGCTCTCAAAGTAATTTTTACTTTCCTCGTCATCACTGTCGTAGGCAATTGCAATGTGGATACGTGAGGGATTGTTTGCAAGTTCAAGTAATCCGCTGATACTTTTCTTTACCATTGCAGTACGTTTGCGTGTTGGCAACATCATTGTTACAAACGGTTTATTCACTTTTGCATTTCTCACATCGACATGCGTCGCAGGCTTTGTACATATTGTTTCCGTCTTGTGGATTGTTGTTTTCTTTCCACAATGGTTGGCCGCAATGACTGTAGTGTCCGCAGTTCTTGCAATTTGTTGGTTGGTATTCTGTAATAGTCATACAAGTAATTATACTTTGATTACTTGGTCTTTACATTTTTAGCCTTGCCACGGCGATTTTTATCTGGATCCTGTTTGCGTTTTCTGTTGGCCGCAGTCTTACGACCTTTTTTGCCTAGTGATTGTGCTTTCTTTTGTGGTAGACATTTTGGTTTGCCTTCTGACTTACTGCCTCTAGCACAGTCGCCACGTATCTTACCATCAGGGCCAAAGCGTACCCACTTTTCTTTAAACCATTTTTTGAGATCTTCGTCGAGGTCGTCTTCAAATACCAAGTTACCATCTGCACCTAGTTGGACTGCTTCTTTCTTTACGCAGTTAGGTACACGTTTGCCGAACATGGTTTTCATGCCCTTCTTTTCGTAACCCTTCCAACATTTTTCGCTTAGTATTTCTTCAATGAGCATGTTACTTCTTCTTTGAATTGCCCCAGTTCTTAGCACCTTTTTTACGACACTGTACTAACGCACCTGATGCGTATGCACTTGGCCATACTTTGTAACGTGACTTAACTTTGTGATAACAAGCATCTTTCTTGCCAGCAGCTTCATCAAATTGCTCTTCTGTAATGAGTGTAGCACTTTCGTTTAGTCCGTCAACCTTGCCTTTCATTTGATTCACTAGAAGTTTTAAGCCATCTACATCTTGGCGTAGTGCGGCAATGTCTGCTTGATCTTCATCGTTGCTGAGATTCTTTTTTGCTTTTGCAAGTGATAACAGTATTGCTTCAAAATCGTTCTTTGCTGATGGATTGTTAGCACGAATCAAGTTAAGCATACGTTGTGTACGTTGATTGGTTGTTGGTAAGTCTGTCCCAACGTCTTCATTTTTCTTAGACGTCTGTGAGGCATACTTGCGTTTTTCATAGTCACTTGGAATATCGCTTATGCGTAGATTTTTAAGTTTTGGATCAGTCTTGTAGGTTGCTTTTTCTTCTACATAGTCTGCATCTTTTTTCTTCTTGCCAAACAATGCATCTTTCCGTGCCTGACTAAGTGGCTTGCCTTTACCTCTCATTGGATACTTGTTAACTTCGCCTTTGTTAACTTTCTTCATATGGTCCATGTAACCTTGAGTGTAATCTTTGTCTTCGTTCTTGGCTTGCTTGGTTGCTACTGCGTGCATTACCGATTCAGCATCTTTGCCATAGCGATCTTTGAAGTCACCTTTTACTTTTTTAAGTTTTTTAAAGTTGGCTTCTTTGCTACGCTTTTCGCCGCCTGTTAGTTTGCGTTCTTCTATAGACATATTATTTCCCAAACACTTTACGATATGCGTACTTACGTGCATCTTCAGGTGATAAGCCTTGCTTCTCAAACTTTTTAGTATGTTTGTCTACCATTGCGGCATCATAACTATCACCAGTTCTTTGCTTTAGTCTTTTTTCATCTTTACTAACAGTAAACAAGTCTGATATCACACCTTCATTTCTCATAGTGTAGGCTGGTGAGGTTTTTTTTAACTCCTCAACTTCTTGTTGTAGTTTTTTGTAGTACTTGGTTGAGATCATATCACGGAGTCTTTGTTGTTCAGGCATGATGCTACCTTGAGCACTGTGCATTCCGTTAATACCACGTATAACCATTGATTCTGGACTTGTACCATAAAGGTTTACAAGCATTTCAGCTACTTCACCGTGTTGGTTTTCGTCTTCAAGTTCCATTACTTTGTCGTAAAACTTTTTTAAATCATAATCAAATTCACTGGTCGGAATAGCTTCGTTCATTTCGCCTTCATACACAGGAACAATTTTCATTGCTCTACGTAGGACACCAGAAAATTTAGTATTCAGGTCAAACATTGTTTGTAACTGATCAGTTAAATCGCCGCTGTCTTTGTTCATATCTGCTAATTTAATAATCATATTTTCAAGCATACGACGGTGTTCACTTATCTCTCTAAGTTGTTTTATCATACGTCTGGCATTTACTTTTTCATAATCTTCAACGTCTTCTTGTATGTCTGGCTTCGCAGTACCTTCTTTGTCAACCATCTTCTGTCCGTAAGCCATCATTTTCATCAATGATTCTTTGGAAATCTTAATAGGATTCTTATTGTCCTGTGGCATGTCAGGATCAAAATATTTGCCATCACCGTTTACAATATCCAACAAGTCCTGCATGTTCTTGGCACCAAAAGCAGTTCCATATTCTGGCAAGTGTTGTGCTACCCTTGACAACGCTATTTGCAAATTAGTATCTGTAACAGTGTTAGCTTTGTCCATAAGTTTAACTGCAATTGCACTTAGTCTTGCTTGTGCAGGATCAACCTCATAATTTGGAGTAGCTTCTTGCATATGCACTTCGTTCATTTTCATTTTATCGTCCTCTAGTAGGTGTAGTAAACGCATTAGCTTTCACTCACATAGTCGTTTGTTCTTTGGATAAATGTTTCACATGCAAGAACTGCATCTTCAAGTTTGCCAAAAGATTTTTTTGATTCTTTTCCGTTAACTTTTACTCTGTAGCCATCATCTTCTGTGCCATAGATTTTCATTTCTTTGCCGTCGTCAGTAGTAAAACTTTTTACAGGTTCTGCTAACATTTCTTCGTTGTGTGCTTTTTCTACGTCACCAAGATAGTCCAGTAGTGATTGTTTTTTACCAATACTGTCCTCAGGTAGCTGTGCACCTTTTGGAGCTGGATTGATTGGACCACTAAGGGTTTGATCTGTGTCAGGTGACACGCCATCCCATGATTCTTCGTCACCTGGGTTTGGTCCTTCACCTAGCTCTTGCTTCATATAGTCTCTTGAAATGTCTAAGTAGTCTAATGCTTTGATAATTTTGCCTTGCACCCATTCAGGTAAGTTTTCATCATCGTCTAGTATGCCCTGTAGTTCTAAGGCAGCATCAGCGGCACGTGCTAGTTGATCCTTAGCCATTGCACCTTCTTCGTCATACTCACCTTTGTCTTTGATATCAATTTCTTCTGCATCACCGGCTATCTTTGCTAACATATCTGGGTCAATGCTGTCACCAACCATATAGCCTTTGGTAGGAATCTTCTCTTCATCTCCACCTAATACTTTGCCAACACTTGGCATTTTGTAGTCTGCTGGAAGTTGCTTTGGCTTATAGTCTTTTTGAAACTGTTTAGTAGTGCCACTGTCTAAAGATTTTGCACTTTCAAAAGGTCGATCTTTATACATATTTTCCAATATGCTGGTCATGTCGTTCTGCTTCAAACCCTCTGTTACGGGTGTTGGCTTAAACTGACGTTCCGTTATTGGACGACCGTTATCTATCTCATTTAACTTGCCTACTAATGCGGCAAAACTATTATCCATCTTTACTCTCTACTCTCTTTTAAAAAACTTCTCAACATCCAACCGTGCTTGGCATGGGCATCCATGCGTTCTGCAATAAAGTTAGCGATTCCTTCGTTCTTCTCTGCGGTTGCAGATTCAAATGTCTGTTTGAGTATCAACTGTATAGCCTCGTTGTCCTCTTGTAATTCTTTTATCATCAGCATTGCTCTTGGGATTTTAATTTGTCCAGTGATGACACTTAGCTGTGAAAATCTCTCAAATGAACCAGGAGCATACACATCTAGTGTTCTAATATATTCTGCTGTTTGGTCGATTGCGTTGCCGTAAACTTCATCGTATATGCCTTGGAAGAACTGATGATACTGACTGAAGTCTGACCCTTCGACATTCCAGTGAAAGTTCTGTGCTTTAATCACAAATGCATACGAAGTTGCAAGTAATGTTTTTAGATCGTCGGCTAGCATTCTTAATTCCTTTATTAAGAGTATTTATCTATCCAAAAGAAATAAGTTTATTTTGCCTTGGGGGTGTATTTCACAGGTTTTGGTGTGTTGCCGTATGTGCGATTGTCTGTGCGTTTGATTGGACGAGCAAACAGATTGGTTGCAACAGTTGCTATATCACCAGAATCAGTATCTTCACGTACGATATCTTTTATTTTCATCTAAAACACTAACTTTTCAAATTTTAAATATGGCTTATCTAGTAGTTCTTGTAATGTATTTACATTTTTAACACGTCCAACAATTGCTTCACCTGTGTATTCTAGTATAGTTTTCCATGTGTGTTTTTTTACAAAATCAGGCGCATGAGTATGAAACCATTTTTTATAATTATCTAAGTTATTAAAAGGACTGCTGTTATAATCTTGTAACATAATATTAATTCCAGGCTTGCAGAAGTCATGAAACTTGCAGGTAAGATCAACATCAGTAAAATCGTTTTGCCCGTAAACAAAAGCAGGATTGTGCCCTACAAATGGATTTTGTAATTTTATATCGCCAAACTTACACTTGCTTTTTCGAGGATAATCTTCTGGGGCAATATAAAACCCTTCATCGTTCCACCATTCGATTTGTAACCATGGGCCTCTGTCATTGCCTGTTTCTAAAGCATGTAAAGCAAAATGTGTATTATGCACTAGTTCATCATACTCTTCTGGTATGTGTTCATACCCGTTTCCTACAAGATTTTCTATGTCTTTGTGCATTAAGGTTCTATTTTCCAAACACAAATTAGTTGTATCCCAATCCCAATTGAATGCGTTTGCACATTGCACTGCAAGATTTTGGAATACGTCTAATGTATAGTATTTCTCATCTCTGCAAATTATATCTGGATAGTTTTGGTAGGTATTTTTTATAAGATCAAAATAATTACAAGCAAGTTCTGTATTGTCTAATTCAATCTCGAGATAGTCGCAATTTTTATAAACAATGGCAAACTGTTTCATCTTATTTGCCCTCTGTGAAACTTAACATGCCTTCACGGAAACTGTTGTTGGTATCTGTAGGAAGGTCCTGTGGGTTGACTATGTTGCGTTGCTTTGCCCAAGCATATCCGGCCATGTGTCCTGAACAGTCTTTGGTACAAGGATAACCTTTGTACATCAAGCCTTCTTTGAGTATTTCTTCTGCTTTCATCTTCTACGCCTTTAACAAGTTTGTGACTGGGTTGCGTAGATACCAAGCCATGTCGTTGTATGTTTTGAAACGACTGGTTAATAATTCTTTGTTTATATCATTTCTTATTTTGTTGACACTTGTTTCATCTCTGGTGTACATTTGTCTAGCCTTTTCACCAGCATATTTTTTAACAAACTCTCCTACATTAATCAAATAATATTGTTCACAGTCCAGTATAACTTCATTTGGAAATCCTGCACTGGGCCAACCTTCTTTGTAAGTGTCAGCAACAGCATCAAACTTTGCAACCTCTTCATCACTAGGCGGCGCAAACATTTTGCGATCTTTATCATTGTATGAATTATCTGAGCCCAAGTCCTTTACCTGCGGACTACTGTAAACTTTGTATGATCCAATAGGAACCATAAAATAGTTTGCTCCAAACTTGCCTTGTGTGCCAGGATGTGGATCCATTGTGGCAAACACAGCATGTTCAATACCCAGTTTGTTTAACACATTCGGTTGCATTAAGTTTCCTGAGCCTAATAATTTTTCGTCTCGCATGCCTCTTGGTGTGGCTTTGATAATAAGTGCTTTGTCGCCGTACATACCCGTATTACGCACCTGTCTATACAACAGTGGCTTGTCGCCCATAGTAGCACAAATGTCAGCAACTTTGTTGACACGATTTATAAGGTGGAACTTATTTTCCGGACCGGTTACTAGCTCTGTTACAAATTCTTGTGATCTCATTTTTTCTTCTTCCCCGACTTCATATTAGCACACCAGTGATACATCTTAGCACGTTCACCTGATGCTTTCTTTGCTTTTGCACGAAGATCAGTCACTGATCCGTTGCAACTTGCCCCTGAACGCTTTACACGCCCTGGTCTGCTTTTGCCTTTTTTCTTTCCGTCGGCAAAGTTTTCCGTGATTTCAAATATTCTCATAGTTTAAATACTTCGTCGTTGATTACTTGTGCAGTGCCGTACTTACATCTTAAATTACGTAATTTGAAACGAAAATCACTTATGCTTTCAATTCTTATTTTGTAAGTTCCTTCTTGTTTTTTAATAAACAGTTGTTCAGTTAAGTACATATTTGACTGAAATCTATAGCACCGTTCGCTGAAAAGCTCGTCATTTATATATAATCGATATCGCGGGTCAGCTCCACGCCCGATAAATGCGGTGTGTACATCAATACGCATTTGCACTGCATTGTCTAATACTTCTTCCATCACGCATCCAAACTAATAATATCTGTATCAATATAATTAGGAGTAAAGGCAGTATTTTGTGCAAAATATTTTTGTGCGGCTTTAATCACTTGGTCTCTTGCCTTATCAGCATCCTCTGCTTTAATTTCGCCCTCATAGTATTGAAGCCTATTTTGTGCAGTTGTATAAGGTACTCTGTATTTGAAGTTTTCCTGGTCTTCTACGCTTGCAAGCATTACATTTAATTTGTTAAAATCTGGTTTATGAGTTTTAAACTGTGGATGGTCAAACATGTCCAATGCATCTTGCACTGCAGCCTGGTTAGCCAATTGAGCACTGGATGCTTTTACGTTACGAATCATAACAGTTGATGTACCATCTGCTCTAGTATATGGAATAGTATAGGTCCATTCTTTTACTGGTCCACCAAGATCCTTTTGTAACTGTTTTGCTTTTGCCAAACGTTTATCGTCTGGCTTATCGTCAAGTCTGTTTAGTATTGCTTGATTCTGTTGTTGTTTAACAACGAGATTTGCCCAACGCTTTTTAAACACTTGTTGGTTAATCGTACCAGCTTGTAATTCAGCAAATAGACTGTCAATGGTACGTTCTTCTCCACGACCTGTGTTCAATAATTTGTACAGTTTCTTTTGGTACTCTTGCTTGTATGCTTGTGGATCAGCGGCAATGGTCATTGCTCGTGCAAATCGTAGCATGGTATTCATGTTTTCGCCGAAACTTTTATTAGTGTACACTCCACCTGGTCCACGGAATTCGATATAGCCATCTTTCACATGTATACTGCTATACTTTGCCATTCCGATGTCACCTTGTACATATTCTTCAGCAGCATCTTGTAGACTGATTTTCATCGCCGACATAGCTCCTGCGGCGTCGTCTGCATTCATCTGTGAAGCACGGTTTTGTAACTGGGTAAGCACACTAGGAGCATAGTTAGTTGCTAGTCTATTGTATTTGTCTAGTACGTATTTGTCACCTGAGAATAGCACAAGTTTTGTATAATCAATGTCATCGCCTTGTGGCACGCTGATGTTCATGTGTAAGCCAGTTGTGCTGTTTGTATAGATATCTCCATCCTGCTCTTCAATCCAATCAAATAGTTTTCCTAGTTGATCTATTGCTTCATCAAGAGGCATTACAGGTGATACCAGTTCAATACCTGCATCTTCTGATTCATCAGCAGTGATACTGCTGTCTGGTTCTAGTGTATACTTGCCTGATTCTTTATCACTACCGTGATATTGATAACTTATGTTTGTGCCTTTTCCAGTAACTGCACTTATTTCTTCTGCCCATTCATCTAGTGATTTGTCTCCGCCTTCGCTACCAGCAGTGTAAGGAAAGTATAGATCATATTTGTTCATTAGATCGCCCATGGTTTCTATCTGTTGCGACTCCCAAAACTGTGCCCAAGTAATATCGCCGCGATGCTCATCTTGTTCTCTCTCACGCACACGTTCAAATATTTCACCTTCGTTCTCAAATTCTTCCATAAACTCTTCGTCGGTGACATTTCTTTCTAGTTCTGCTTCCATTTCCTCGCGAACTTGATCTTCACCGTTGTCACTCCACCAATCAAAAAACTGTTCGTCTTCATATTCCATGAGGTCCTCGATAACTGCTTCACGAAACTGTTCTTCTGTGGTTCTTTGATCACTGGTCCATGCACCCATACCGCTTGGACCATCATAGAAGTCAACTATTTCGTCAAGTGTTCCAATAGGCTCGTCGGCATCCATATCTGCTTCGTAGTCGTCATCATCTGTGTTTTGGGTATTTGCTAAAACTAGTTCTAATTCAAAGCCAGCACGTACACCTTTGGCTTCATCGCTTTTAGCCCAGGAACGCAATGCACTAGGACTCATGTCAACTTCAAGCAAGTCTTCTTCTTTAATTGCTTGGTACTGTTCCATAAGGCTTTCCGCTAGTGTCTTCTTACGTTTTTTACCTGGCTTGGTTTTATTTACTAGATCCATATTGAGATTCAAACCAAGTTTTTCTATGTTGCGTTGGTCCTCGCCTGGACGTACATCCACTGTAAGTGCAGTTTTAAATCTTGGATCGTTTGCTTGTGCGGCAGTTGGTATGTAACCTGATGCTTCTGCTATACGTTGTTCTTTGACTTCATCTGAGTATTCAATATCTTCTCTATCTACTATCACTGCATCCAGTGTGTCTATGCCTGCTTTGCGAGCCGCATGCATTCGATGATGCCCATCTAATACTTGGTAGCCTTTTGGATCTTTGCGACAAACAATAGGAAGACCTTTCCAGGTTCCTGCTTTCATCTTCAGTGCAATTTGTAGCACTTCGTCTTTGTGGTGTATGTCATCCATCTTACTAGACGGTTCATAGCCAAACAGGCTTTTTACTGGCACAGGTTTGCTAGGACGTTGCTGATAACTGTCGGGCACATCTGCACCAAAGTACGCAGGATCTGTGTACAGTGTGATTAATTCTTTATTTTCAAACCAGGTTGCTTTCATAACAACGTATTTATGGTATCTCGAATGTAATCAACTGTGTTTTTGATACCCAAATCTAAACCACAATAGTCCCATGTACCAATTGTAGACTGCATTTTCTTGTTGTCTAAGATCTTTACAGGCACTCCATCTTCTGCAGAATTGTTGCTCCATTTAAGTACTGGTGTATTTGTATATTTTGCAATAGGTTTGACTAGGTCTTTGATTGTAGTGCCGTTACCACTGCTGATATTTGTATGACTGTTAGTTGCAGGAATTTCAACGAATCTACAGATTGCTTCTGCAGCGTCTTTTATATAGAAAAAGTCACGTATCGCAGTGCCTGTGCCTAGAAGTGTGTTATTACCATTGAGAAATTTTTGTATAAGTCCACCAACAACATGACTTTTTTCAGAGCTTGTGTGTTCTCCAGGACCATAAACATTACATAATATAAGAAACTCCCAACCGATTGTATCAGGTAACTGATGTAGCAAGTCTAGCTCTAACTTTTTTGCAACACCGCTATATTTTACACTATCGTGATAAGGGCCAGTACCAATTAGTTCTTCTGTGATATTATCTTTTAAATTTCCTGGATACATACAACCACTTCCGATGCTAATAACTTTTTTAGGTTTTACCTGCCTAGTGATACGATCAACAGTTGCAAACATTTGTGCGTTTTTAACCATTATTTGTTCTCTATGCATTTTGTTAAATGGTAAGCCCCCATACCAACCAGCACAGTTTATAATTATGTCATGATAATCTATTTCTCCTCTAAAATTAAGAAGATTAAATGAAGTTGAATTGCATAGTGTCCATTCCCAATGCGGACGAAGAGCCGCAAGACTTCCTCCCACATAGCCGGTTGCACCTAACAATAAAATTTTCATGGATAACTTGTTATTGGTTCGTCGCACTGGTCCCATGGCTTTGTAAGTAAACTTACGCTCTTACAATCAGTTAGTGGAACAAAAGTATGCGGACAATTTACAGGTATATAAATTACTTGTCCAGGACCGACTACAAATTTATTATTTTGTTTAGGACATATATAAATGCCTTCACCCTCAACCAGCATGATATATTCATTAAATTCTTTGTGATAGTGATCTCCGCGTTCTACACCAGCACGTGTAGTTATATAACAGAACTCTTTGATATCCTCAGTAGGCACATAACTAAAAATTGCACCTCTATGGTCAACTGCCGCATCGCTTATTTTTGGTTGTAAAATTTTAATCATTTATTTCTATCATTGATTTATTATTAAAAACACCATCGATAATTTTTGTTGCGGCGTAATCAGCAGACATAGCATTATCGTTGATATATTCTTTGTCTACTTGCTGTTTTGTTTTTGATCCATTGTAGTTAGTATGTCGTATATTAGTAGCAGTAACTCCTAACCTAACTTCTGTAATCTTCATATCCTCTGCTTCCTGTGAGATAAGATTTGTAGCAAAGGTGCTCGCTAGTTTGGTACAACCGTAGATACTGTGAAAAGGTCTTGGTGTTTCACTAACAATTGACCCTATCCAAATATAGTGCCCATTTGGGTTGGTGTTTATAAAATTTTTAAGTAATAATAAGTTATTTGTAAGATTTACTGTAATTTGTTTAACAATATTTGTAAAGTGATTCTTTATAAATCCTTGATAAGTCCCAATTGTAGTCCCAGTGCAGTTTATAATATGAGAATAGCCTGAAAGATCAAAATTTGATACTGCCTCTGAATCTTCAAAGTTAAGATCAGCACGTGTAAATTGATCTGTATCTATATTATGTTTTTGCAGTTCACGGCAACAGGCACTTCCCATACCTCCATTTGCCCCAAAGATTGCATATTTAATCATGACGCTTTCTTTTTCTTAGATTTGCCTGTTGTCTTGGCAAGTACCTTTGCACTTCTACGTTCTGGTGGAAGATCTGCTTGTTGTTGTGGAATAGTGCCTTGTTCTATCTTTCCTTCTTCAGGATCAACTTGTACAGGTGCAGTATCTTTTAATTCTGCATGTAGTGCTCTATAGGTTGCATCTTGTCCAATTGCATCATATGTGTATGTTCCTGTGTGCTTTAATAGTATACGTTTATCAACCCATACTTTACCACCTAGGTCTCTCCAGTTTTCACAGAAAGTCCAGTCTTCACTATAGTATCTGCCTTCTCTTACATCAGTGTCAAAGAATGTTTTCATGTCTTTGTTTAGTTCTTGTGGTAATCCTATATCGTTTACAAATGGCACAGTTGCTGGATGTTCAACTAATTTTTCAAACACATGACGTTTAATACACATAAAGCCTGTACCAGTTTTTGAAACTTCAATTAGCCTACCCGAGTCTTCTTCTTCGCCATTTTCTACTGCATTTATGCACCATTTTATTGGTAAGCCTTTAAGAGGGTACATGCCGCCGATTACATCTTTGTCGTGGTGCAACAATAACAATAGGTGCCACGGCTCCCATCCAATGTCGCTATCTATAAACATTAGGTGTGTTGATTCCTTATTGGCTAAAAACTTTGCAACCATAGTGTTTCTTGCACGTGATATTAAACTTTCATTTGTAAGTGTTTCGACAGTAAAATCAATACCAAGTTGTCGTGCAGTATTACCCCAACGTACAAAACTCATAAATGTTGATTCAGTTAACATACCACCATAACAAGGCATGCAAATATGCACTTTGGTTTTCTTCAGTTCATCAATGTTAACTTGTATCTTGTTTGGATCTTGTGCTGGATCACCTTGTACATTATTTTTAACTATTTCGTCAGTAGTTTTTATTGGATCAACCATAGGTTCCTCACGTGTTAATTATATACGTATTTAATGATTTAGTTGTAGTGGTGTAGATTTATCGTATGTCGCCAACGGTAACGCCTGTTGTGCGTTTACCTTGCATGAGATCATTGAATGTTTTTACAAACACTTCTTTGCGACTTATTTTTTTATCAATAATTTTCTGCGTTTCTGTATCTTTTGTAGTGTAGATATCCATAAACTTTTTTGCCATCTTTGGTGAAACTTCTACAGTCGTTCCATCATCAAATTTGATTGGAAACTTTTGTACATCATTGCGACTTGCTATGTTGTCTAATACTCTAAGTGGACGACTTTGGAACACATACTCTTGTAGTGTCTCGTCTTCAGGCAAGTAGTCTTCATTTGAAATATCAATCTCAACGTCTTTTTTAATTGGACGAGCACCACGTTTGTTTTTAAAACTTTGATACTGTCTTAGTGCTCCGACAAGTGATTCCATAGCACCTGATTTGTAAATTACATACTCGAGGTTGTCATAGTTCTCGTCTTCCAGCATGTCAGCAAGTGTACGCAGTTTGTCACCAAGGTTGCTTTTTAAACTTGCTTCACTGTGTGAACCCATACCGCCTGCTGGTAGTATTGCAACTTCGTCGCCTTTGTTGATGATACGTGTTTCTTTTACTTTAGCGTCGGACATTGCTTTGTTATATCTTGCTTCTGAATCATCATCGCCATCTTCTAGTTCACTTGGTAAATCACCGTAAGGCGTATCACGTTCGAGTTTACCACGACTGTTCATTCTTATATCTTCTACAGTTTTCTTTATACTACCCATTGGCATTGTAATTTGTTCTTTTTCTTCTGCAAGCACAGTATCAAATATTTCAACTGCTTTGTTGATCATTGGCTTTGAATTCATCGGATACAGATTAACAATTAGATCTTCTTTTTCTTCCGGTGACATTCCTGGCCACTTGCCACGTATTTCTGTAGCACTGGTCATACCAGGACCAAACTGCACTGTCGGCAAGTAGGTCATAAAACCATGTTGTTTCATGTTTTCTGGCTTTTGTCTTTTTAATGGTTGTAAGTAACTTGCACTGCCATCTTTTTTAAATCCACCAGGCATAGGTGACACGCCTGAATCCTTATCACTACGAACAAAAATAAGTTGTGTTGTTTCAGGATCATACAAGTCTGTGATCTCTCGTGGTTGAAACGGCGACTTTACTTGCACAAATCTGTGTGCAGGAATACCTGCTATGCCAGCAAGTGATTTCTTTAATTTGAAAGGAAATGGTCTGTTGCTTTTGTCATCTGTTGCGGCAATGAATACATCTGCTTTAGGAAACTGTGCAACGGCTGCATCATACAATGCTTTGTGTCCTGCATGAAAAGGATGAAATCCTCCTGGTATGATGACTAATTTCTTTAACATCTCTTCTTCCTAATAGCTCATTGTTATTGGGCCAATAACGCCACTTGTAAATTGACTTACAACTGCTCTTACCCATGTGTACTTACCAGGCAAATATATACTGTAATCTGTTGTGATTGCACTTGATCCGTCAACTGCACTATCACCTGGAAACGTATATACATCAAACCAGTCGGCTTCTATTAGTCCAGTTGGATAATCCGCAGGATAACTATCAGCAGTCTTTGGATCTGTATCTAAACTTGCTTGTATTGTAACCACACCAGGAAAGTCATTGGCGATAAAACGTATGTTTTGCCCATTGCCTTGTCCATTATAATAGCCGACACCTTTTTGTCTAGTACCAGTAATGGTAACAGTGCCAGCCGCATATGCTGTTTCTGCTATTAATACAAGACTGCTTGACTTCATGTTACTCTGCTTTTGTTAGTTCAACAAGAACGTTTGCACTTCCGCCTTCAGTTGCTAGTTGCGTTATAACCGCTTCTAACTGTGAAATTGTGTCAGCAGTAAGTATGTCTCTTGCAGGTGCATCGTCACGTACTAGTTCGCTAAGTGTTATTGTAATTGATGTTGTGTTTATCTTTGCCATGCTGTTATTTATCGCTTTCTAGTGCTGTCTCGTTTACTACAACGATACCATTTGCATCAACTTCACCACCACTGACAGTTGTTTTTGGTTGCGACTTAAAACTGACTCTACGTTTCTTGCCCTTGATAAACAAGTCGCATGTTAGATGGCAGTTCTCTAATTTTTCAAACAGTATCTTTTTACTCAATGGTACTTTAATAAGTTCATCAATCTTACGTCCTAGTGGTCTTGCACCCATCTTTGGATCATAACCTACTTCCACTAAATGATCAACCAATGGTTCAGTAACAATAATGTTTATATTCTTGTCTTGTAAACTTATACGTAGTTCATTTATAAACTTAGCAACAATTTTTTTAATTGCTATTGGCTCAAGTGCTTTAAATTTTACAGTTAAGTCAAGCCTGTTACGCAGCTCTGGTTTGAAAAAATCTTTTACTGCTTTGTCTTCAGATCCTGTTTTTGTAAGTTCTTGTCCAAAACCTATAGTGTTGTTTTCGTTATCTCTTGCACCCAAATTTGATGTTAAAATAATTACACAATTCTTTACATCAACAGTTTTGCCATTTGAACCAGTCACAGTTCCTTCATCCATCATCTGTAAAAAGATATTACTCACATCAGGATGTGCTTTTTCTACTTCATCAAATAATAACACACTATACGGATTTTTAGAGATATCGGATATAAGTTTACCCCCACCGAGATTGCTATCATCGTATCCAACAAACCCTGGAGGCGCACCAAGTAGACTACTCACAGTATGTTTGTCTTGATATTCGCTCATGTCATAGCGTAGCATGTGCATATCAAGATTGTTGCTTAGTAGTTTTGCAAATTCAGTTTTACCAGTACCAGTAGGACCTAAAAACAAAAATGCACCCATTGGACGATTTGGTGTGCTGATACCAGCATAGTTGACATAAAGTCTTTCAAGCACTTGATTTACAACTTCATCTTGACCAAACAACTTGTCTTTGATATTTGTATCAAGGTCTTTGACTTTGTCACTTACATTGCTGGCTACTTTACTTTCAGGAATATTTGCAATCCTAGACACTTGAACATCAATTAGTTCTTCATCCACTACCAATCCTTGTTTGTCTTTGATACGTTCTACTGCACAAGCCGCATCAATTAGATCAATGCTTTTATCTGGATTTTTCTTATCACTCATATATCTAGTAGCCATATCAACGGCTTTAACAATAGCATTGTCGGCAATTTGTACATTATGAAACTTTTCCAAACGAGGCTTCAGTCCATGTAATATTTTTACAGTGGTATTTTTGTCTGGTTCATCAATACTTACTCTATAAAAGCGTCTCATCAATGCACGATCTTTTTCAAAGCTCTCGTAGAACTCCTCCCACGTTGTGCTTGCTATTACTTTTAAGTTGCCTTTTGTGATTGCCGGTTTTATCATGTTAGCAAAGTCTAAACTGCTTCCGCCAGTTGCACCTGCACCTTTCATGGTATGTGCTTCATCAATGAAAAGTATGCAGTTCTTCTTAGATTCTAATGCAGCGATGACGTCTTTAAGTTTCTCTTCAAACTCGCCTCTATACTTTGAACCTGCAAGTAAACTACCAATTTCTAATCCCCATACCTCAAAGTTTTGTATAAATTTTGGTACAGTATTTTCTTTGATACGTGTAGCAAGTCCTTCTGCAATAGCAGTTTTACCAACACCTGGATCGCCGACCATTAGTACATTGCTTTTAAAACGTTTTGCTAACACAGTAACAATTTCTTCAAGTTCTGTTTCTCTGCCTATTACAGGCTCTAGTTGGTCATCTTTTGCTAGTTGGCTAATATTAATGCAATGCTCGTCAAGTATTTCGTTTGCATGTTCAACGGGCATACTGTTAGTAGTTTTTATCTCATAAGTTACTTGCCAATGCTTAACAAATTCTTGTTTATTGACTCCGTGCTTTAGCATAAAATAACTAGCATAGCTGTTACCTTCAGCCATGATGGCTAACCACACGTCAATTGTACTCATCGTACGTCTTCCACCAAACATTACCTGTGTGAGAGCTCTATTGAACACACGTTCAAGTGCATTTGTTTTTCGTGGGTCTTTGACTTTGCCTTTTGCAGAAACAAGCACTGCTTGACTATCAAGATACAAGATTAAATCTTGTTCAATTGCTTCTGGTGAAGTTCCAAACTGTTCTAGGCATCGATAAAATCTTTTGTGCTTCACTAATGCTAACATTAAATGTTCTAGTGTAATATATTCGTGATTTTTACTCACTGCAATCTTTTGTGCTTGTTCTAATATACTTTCTATCTCAGGATTATTTGGCATATCTCTCCTTATTTTCTAGTATTTATTGCTGGTATTTCTTAATGGTGGCAATTACTTCTTCGGGTATATTCTTTGGCATGGTGGCTTTTATTTTTACAAAAATGTCACCAGGGTTATGTCTGTCTCTGAACACACCAGCGGATCCTAGTCTTACTGTAGTTCCAGGATTAGTACGTGGTGGTATACGCACATCATATTTCTTTCCTAACACGTCAACCACTGTAATATCTCCGCCTAAGATAAGCATCCAAAAATCAACCTCTCGTTCTGTATGCATGTCAAGTCCGTTACGTTGCCATCTAGGATCACCTTGTATTCTAAAATTTACAACTAGATCTATACTTCCGGGAGCCGCTTTTGCATAACGTACACTTTCTCCATGCACAATACCACGTGGAATGTCTATTTCTACATCAGTACTTCCTTGCGGAGTTTGTACACCAATTATACGTTTTCCGCCTGCTAAACTATCACGTAAACTTATGCTCATATTAATGCGTGCTTCTGCTTGACGTTGTTGTTGTTGTCTAAACATCTGCGAGAATATATCGTTAAAATGGAATCCTTGTTGTTGATTAAATCCTTGTTGCCTTTGATCAGTTGATCCTGTATGATCATAGTATGCACGTTTGTTTGGATCTTTAAGTATATCATATGCATTACTAATTTCAGCAAACTTGTTTGCATCACCGCCACGGTCAGGATGGTGCTCTTTGGCTTTTTCTTTATAAGCTCGTTTGATAGTATCAGCAGTTGCACCTTTTGCAACACCTAATGTGCTATATGGATTATTCATAGTTTATTATACTATTTTTTTTGTGTTTTGTCAAGCTCTTCTGTGACAGACTTTTCATAATAAAGTATAATTTTGTTTTGTTCTTCAATGTATAACTTTATCTCTTCCATGTTTATTGCCAGTGCTTCAAAACTTTTTGGATCAAGTGCATACACAACAAAACTTCCTTGCATGTCTTTTACACGTTGTATAACTTCATTCAAGTTCTTTTCTGTGATTACAACTATGTTTGCATCTTTAAGAGATAGTACTTTTGGTCTCGGCACAACTTGAATGGTTGGCTTGTAGACTTCAACTTGAGTTACAATTTCTTTTTCAGGCTTCCAAGAGCAACTACTTAACAGTAGCAGACTCAATAGACTTGAAAAAACTATCAATTTTTTCATTTATTCTCTTTTCAGATGCTAATGGATCTGCTAAACTGTTTTTAACTAGATCAGTTTTTGCCAACAGGTCCTTGATTACTGTGTTTGCTTCACGTGCTTTTTTTAAGTCGTCTGTGAGTTCTTGAGATAACTTTGCTTGCTTTACTGCATTCTCATTCATTGCAGTAATCTTTGCTGATAAACTTTTATTACTAGATTCTAAGTTAGCATTATTAGTTCGCAGTGTTGCTATACGTGCTTGTGTGTCTTTGTAATAAAGATACACTCCGTATCCGCAACCACCAAGTATTGCAAGTATTATTAATAATGCGTATATTCTAGCCATTAGTCGTCTATCTGTACTGCTCGCATACGTGCTACCAGTCTGTCTGCACGTTTTGTTACTTGTTTGTACCAATTTGAATCAACCATTTCATCTGCGGCCGCATTCCAATCTTTAGCATCTACTCCACGCTTCATTCCCTTAAACTTGCTCAGTCTTGGACGACCCATGTTGAACATCATGTTAGCAACAATTAGTTGGACTTCTTCTGGGAGGTCATCAAAGTCAGGATATAATCGCTCGCAGTCTGCGAGGACTGTTTGGACATCACTGTCAAAGGCTGAATTGCATCTATCTTCTGAGACAGGCGTTCCAACCGGTTGTCCATGTTCTGGGTCACTATCAATAACCAAATGACCAATACCAAAAGTAGGCAACCCGAGATGGTCGAGGTATATTTCATTAACTGAGCCTTCGTCATATGCAATCTCTTTCCTAAGTTTATCAATATCCATAGTTCTTTCCTTCTGTTGTAGCCATATTTATGTACTTTGCGGCCTCTACATGTGCTTTTTCCAACGGATGCCCATTAGGTCCAAGTTGGAAATTTTTGTGCTTTGTCCATTCTAAAAAAGTATATCCGTAAAAATTTACAATATAATGGTTTACTTGTTTCTGTAACTCTACTGCCGCATCTCGATGAGAGTTTTGCCATGATTCTGCATCTAGATATCCGTTACCACCTCGTCTTTGCCTTGATGATGTCTCTGGATATACGGCTTTTTTATGTAGCATTGGATCCAAACAAGTCATTAGAAAGTCAATTTTATTTTGTTCTAATAAACAAATAGTACTGTGTATCATTTGCAAGTTACGAAATAAATTCCAAACATCACTGTCTATATGCTTATAAAAAAAATGGTTTACATCGTTTGTAATTCTTGGGTGCGTTGTAGCCCAGCTCTTGTTATTGATATCAACATAATCAAATCGTTCAAACCAAGTCCAGTTAACAATAACAAGGCAGTTTTGTAATTTGCGTAGCATATTAGTGACTTGCCAGCTTATCCATGTATTTCCTACTCCGCCAATTGCGTAGCATTCATATGGACAATTGTTAGCGACCAGTGCGGGCCATGTAAATTTACTATGTGTAAAAGGGTTTACGTGTGATGGCAACTTAGAATCAGTCAGCTCATCGCCCCTAGTAAAACTGTCGCCAAAAGCAACAACTTTTTTGTATGTCATTAACGTCCTGCGTTTGCTAATAAATTTTGTATGTCTTTGGCTTTTTTGCCTTTGTTGTATATAGCCTTAGGCGGGATACCAGCAAGAGTTCTTGCTTCATTGAGTTCAAACTGTTCACGTTCTCTGTAAGTTTTTGGCGAGGTAGGTACTAGCATGTTGAACTGTTCTACAGTAAAAGGCATTTCTTTGCCTCTGTAGCCCATTGTCCAGCCATCACCTTCATACTCAGTTAGTGTGTTGAAATCATCTAACAGTGTGGCTAAGTTGTCAGCAGTGTAGTTTCTACGTTTAAGTTCGATGTACACAAGAAATCTATTTGGCTTAACTTCACCTGGGCTCATGTCAGCATCCAGTACAAAGTCATAGCCTTTTTCAAACCAGTTAACCAAGTCAACTGCGGCTTGTCTATCTCTAACGTAAAAACTGGCAACAACTATCTCATCATCGTCGCCCATCTTACTTGAAAAGTCATCAACATACATTGTGCTTTTCATCATACCTGCTAGGTCTTTGTAACCTAAGCCTTCTGTTAAATTAAACTTGGACATCGATATTAGTATCCATTTCTGCTTGTGCGTCTACATCCATAACCTGTTGTTGATCCAAATCAGCATTGTAAGCATCATCTAAATCTTGTAAGTCAACTGTTTCATCTTCTAATTCAATGGCGCCAGTTCTTATATCACTCATTAAACTTTTTGGCATAATAATTTCAACTAACCAAATTGGCTTTTCAATTAGACGTGCAACCTTAGTACCTGCTTTGAAGTCGCCTGGATTTTTTACTTTAACAGGAACTTTCATTTTGGTTTTCTTCCATTTAACTTCACAATCAAATGGCAATAAACGCATTGCTCCCCTTGGATCCGGCATAAGTTGTTCTGGCCATAAAAATGTACAGGATGTTTTGTATGGGCCTTGTTCTGGACCTGCTACTAGTTCGCCTAGTTCCCAATTGCGGAAGGCAAATATATCAAGTTCGTTTATTACACGTTCAAAGTCAAGTAGTACTCGCATACTACCATCGCTCATGTAGATTCCTTTGATATTATCTGCTACCATCCAATAGTCGGAGCCGTCTTTAAAAAATTCTTTATCGTCGAGTGACATTTGTGGCCTTTTGTTTTACGTTAACAGTATTTAGCCCAATTTGTCTTTGTGGCCACTAATATATTTAGCGGTGCATACCAAAACTTTACACACAGTATAACTTATCTGTTTTTGTTTTAAATATTATTGTGGGTAGCGAATAACCTTTAACCTAGGAGATACAATGTCTCGAGCTAAACGTAAAGCAAAATATCAAAGACAACTACAACAAGACAACACAATAAATTTTAACCAAGCACTAAAACGCAAACAAATTGAACTTCGTCCGAAGTCAATCAATCAAGAAAACCTTATACAGAGCCTACTAGATCCGCAGACTAACATTACTGTGGCAACTGGACCTGCAGGCACGGGTAAGACTTATCTTGCAATGTTAGCGGCTATAAAAGCCTTTAGAGATGGTGCATGTGAACGTATTGTACTGACCCGTCCAGCAGTGGGTGTTGATGATGAGAAGCATGGCTTTTTGCCCGGAGACTTGAATAGTAAAATGGAGCCGTGGACAAGACCTTTGTTTGATGTACTGCGAGAATTCTACACTAAAAAAGAAGTAGCACGTATGCTAGACGAACAAACTATTGAAATATCGCCATTGGCTTTTATGAGAGGAAGAACATTCAAGGATGCCTGGATTATAGCAGATGAAATGCAAAATGCAACACCAAGTCAAATGAAAATGCTGATGACACGTATTGGTGAGAATAGCAAAATAGTAATCACAGGCGATGTTGAACAAACAGATAGAACTGTACACAACAACGGGTTGATTGACCTATGTAAACGTTTAGAAACACGTCGTGATGGACTAAGTGTATGCTATATGAACAATAGAGATATACAGAGGCATCCTATTATTGACACAGTATTGGAGATCTACGCAACATAATTTCAAGAATTTAATTTAATCCACTGCTTTTTTGATATTACATTTGTTTTGTGATCAATGATACTACCTGTGTCCTTCACAGTTGGACACATGGTACAAATTTTATGTGGCTTGGTACAGTTTTGTATGAACTGTCTAATAGTTTTATCTGAACTATTTACAGATATTGCTTCGTAGTCAGTGTATGGCTTCCATGAATCTGTGATGGGTTGTCTCCAGTCAGATAACACTTTTTTTAACAATGCAATGCTACTGCATTTATAAATTTTGCCTTCATATAACAGTGAACAATTTTGTTGTACGCATATATCAAATGCATCTTTTGCATTATTGTTATGTGGTTGTATATTTCCAAACGTTCCTTTATAAGTTTTAAAAAATTGTAAAGGCGAATTGATTTGAAAACGTGTGTTGTTTGGACCAAGCCAACGGTTAATACCATACTCGGTTATTGGTGTAAACTTGTACTTGTTAAACACATAGTTTATCGCATCCATGCCATAAGTTTTGTCTTCATGAAGTGAAAACTTAAACACTGTGTTTCCAACGTCAACACACCAGTCAAATACTTCAGGTTTTTTAAGAAAATTAACTCCATTGGTTGTAAATCTAATACGACTGTTAGGTAACAAAGAGCGTACTCCGTAAATCCACTGTTCACATTCTGGATTCAATGTTGGTTCGCCGCCCATTATTCCAAAGTCTTCTATGTCAATACGTTCCATCCATGCGTTTATCCATTCCTTGCCTTGTGTCCAACGCACACTGCCTTTCATGTTGTAATCACTATAGTTTGTACAACCTGTACAACTAAGATTACAAGCATAGGTTATCATGGTTTCAACAAATGGAAGTATAAGACGCATCAGGCCGGTATAAGGTTGTTTTTAGCATAATAATTACTACGCAGGTTGCGGTTGTAAGATTCTATGTGATTTTTCCATTTGCCACTCCATCGATTTTGTACCATAAATTCACCAAAATTGCGTGGTACAGTTTCATCTTGTGTGATTTTATAACAGAAATCGCCATGTTCTAGTATTTGATTACCATTGATGTATTCATGTAAGGAACAAGATAAATTAATGTGAAATTCTTTTGACCTATACAAGTTGAACTGTGAGGCTTCTTGTAAATGCAATAGATCATCAAGGTAGACTAAATCGTCTACTGGTAACATTTGCTTAACAATTTCTTTTAATCCAGCATAGGTTTCAAATCGTTGATCGTGCCCGATTAACTGATGAAAGGGAAGATTTTGTGCTCCTAAATCTAATTCTGCAGTAATTTGTTTGTCGATATGATTCTTGTATGGAGATATTACTTTATTAGGCATTGTTTGTTTTTCTACACACATCAAGTCTATTAAGGTTTCATAAAAAACGTGTAGACTTGTATTATATTTTTTTGCAAAAAATTCAGCAATAATGTTTGTATATCCTTGAAAATGCCATTGAGCAACAAACCAACAGAACAATATTAGTTTTTCGGTTTTGGCTTTAGGCATTGTGTTTGTTTCTATTACTAACTCGTCCTCTTCGTCCACATGAGTACTTTTCTTAGTGTTTATTTGTGTTTTCATTCCATATTTTTTCCTGTATTCAGGATGAGCCATTTCACTGCTAGGCAAAATAGTAAGGACACCAACTGATGGATATGCTCCATTTAACATATAGCTCATAAAAGTATCTCTGAAATCTTCGTATGTATCAAGTGGCAATCCAATAATAAGTTCTACATTTGTATGTATATTCATTTCTCTTGCATAATCTATAATTGCAGTTGCCTTTTCTTCAGGTAGATTTTTTCTTTTGATTGCTTTCAAACTATCAGGATTACTACTTTGTATACTTGCAGTAAAACGTTTGAGCATATCTTGTTCTAAGAAAAGTTTAGCCATATCTACTACTTTATTACTACTGTGTTTTGCCCAATTGGTATCAAAAATTTTAGGATATCCGTACCTGCGTTTTAGTTTACACATAAACTTTGTAAGTTCTAAGTCTCTGTCAGCAAAGATTCCCCAATTTGCATCACAGTTTAAAATATATTCAATTTTATTTTTAGCAAACCACAACAGTTCTTTTTTTACTCTACGCATATCATATTTTTTTACTTTTCCAAGAACACCATTCCCCCAGTCGCAAAATGTACATGAGTACGGACAACCTCGGTTAGATTCAAATAATCCATTAATGCTACTAATGCCTTTTTGTTCACATTGTTCTTTCATGCCTTCGAACAATCCTAGTAAATACGGACTTGGAATATCATCTAGTTTTTCTGTTCTCTTACCCATGCCTGTTTTTTTCATGTACCCATTTTGGTTAATACCAATACCTTTGACTTCTTGTAGTTTTTGATCATCGTGTAGATTCTCAAGCACTTCCTTAAACAACAGTTCGCCTTCACTAAACACTGCTATGTCATAGTAACTATGTTTTTTAAATAAGTCTACATCGTTTGCAGAAACATGCGGACCGCCGACAATGATCTTACAATGCGGAAATTTGTTTTTTACTTTTTGTGCAATTACTGCATTGTATCGCATATTCCATACGTAACAACTTAATCCAAAAACATCTGGATTTTCAAGTTTTGCCACAACCTCATCTGGGTCTTCTCGCAGGAATATTATATCCTTGAGTTGATAGTATTGGTTTATTTCTTTGAACTGTTGTGCATAGCTCCACAGTAATCCTGCACTATAAGGAAAGTAAACTGGCATATTTTCTTGTACACAAAAAGGAACCTGTGCGAGATAGACATTTTTCATACAGGTATTTATTGGTATTTGGCTCCGGGGGTAGGATTCGAACCTACAAGGTTAAATATATTGCAGTACATTCAACCACACGGTTAACAGCCGTGCGTGTTTACCAATTTCACCACCCCAGATTATTCTTATACCTTGTTGATTTTTTCTAGTGCAGGGATCATACGTGTTACACCTATGCCTCCGCCTACTCTTTGAAAGAAGTCAAATTCTAAGAACTTTTCTAGTTCTGCTTCAACTCTTTCCTTACCAAATAGTTTGAATAGCAACTCTGCGTACTCTCCATCTACAATGCTATGGAATGTATCACGCATCATATCAACATCACATGAGCGTTCTGCTGATCCAATAGTTTCCATGCCACCTAGTATAACGTCCATCTTCTTTGCTGTATTTCCGTCATCGTTTCTAGCCATGTTCCAGAAAGGTGAAGTTAGTTCAGGAAAGTTGGTAATAAGTGTTTGACCAAACTCTTCTTCCATCTTTAGTTCGTGTTCCGCTTCCATTTCTACGTCAGCACCGAGTCCAAAGTGTTGTTGCCATTCAGCATAGGTCTTTTCTGTAATGTTGCCAAAGCCTAGGTATTCACATAGTTCATACTCCATTGCTTTTAGGTCATCTACGTTTCCTGGCATTTCAAATTCAAACATTGGAAATATTATATCATGTCTACCTGGTATTGCATTAGGCTCTTGTCTGTAGGATGTAGAGACACAAAAAAAGCCCTTTGCTGAGGGCTGACTTAGTAATTCATGTTCCAACCACATCTGGCCGGTTTGCGGTAGTGGCCATACTTGGCCTGCATAATTGTAGGTTGCTACATTGAATGGATCTTCACATGCGGCTAGTATGCTCAATCTGTTTTGTGTGTGTACTTCAAGAAATCCTTTTTCCAAAAAAAATGACCTTAAAAGGCCAACTGTCTCGGTAAATTTGCTTGGGTCTATTAGTTGTGTCATTTTTGTTTCCTTTAGTCAAAAAAAATTTTAGTCAAAAAAATATCGACGCTGTTGCCGTTCGTTTATTTAGCATCAACGTCGATATTGTGTAATTTATAGTCCGTTTGGAACTATTACATAGTGTATTGCTAGTACTATTCCTAAACTTGCACCTAAACCGATCATCATCTTCATAAAGTCTCTTCCTACAATAGGAAACACATTCTTTAATCTGTATGATCCGTTGCTCATTGTACTAATTGCTAGTTCTCTACCACATAGTAGTCCAACAAATACCCATGTAGTTGACATCGGTATGTTGTTAAGTTCTTTAAAGAAGAACAAGCATAAGAAGTATGCACCATCAATAATACATGCACTTCTAACATATCTAGTGTGTTGCTTTTCCAATACAATCTTTTGTATCTTACCTCCGCCTTCACGGAACATAAATCCTAAACCTAGTACAAATACTAAACTTACACCTATCATCATATCCCACGGAACTTGTCTTGGTAAGAACACTGCTATGTTGGCAACGTCATGACTTAGCCAAGTGAACCATAAGAAGCCTGTGGTTACCCATTGTCCGATACGCCAATACTTTTTGTGTTCTTCTTTTACAGGATCATTACGTTCGTCTAACCAACGTGCAATCAGTATCCATAAACAATAAGCAAATACTCCTGCTACTGCATATCCCATAATTGACTTTACAAGCATTTTCTCTAATATAAATGTACTTGCAAAGGCACTTAAAACTAAAAAAGACGTACTAACTGGTACGCCTATCCTTGTTAACAGTAATAATACCAACGGCGCCGCCGCATGATACCATTGTATTTCTTGAAATGGAATCTTTGTAAGTCTACCATAACTTATATCTCCACCATTGGTATACCATCCATACCAAAGGCACCATAATAGAACTGCACTTGCGGCAGCCCACATTGTCGTCCACTTAAATCTTTGATTGTTACTTGCTATCCATGTACCTAATGTTTGTACTGAATCGTTAGCAATAACTGAATAGCCAGCAAATAAAAAGCCTAGTGCCATCCAGAGTGTGAGTTGGTCCATAATGTCCTCTTGTTAAAAGTTGTGTTTACAGGGTATTTAAGACTATAAATGTTACAGTTTTATTAAGATTGTGTTACAGTTTTGTAAACCTCTAACCAATTTTTACATATTGGATAATCAACATCTGCATTCATGTTGTGTCCATGTTCAATCAGTATAGGCTTCAGTCCAAATTGCAAACCAGCAGTTGCATTTTCAACCTTGTCCTCTAACCAGTAACAGTTTGAACCTGCATACTTGCTCAGTGCTTTATCTTTGTCTGCACCTGTATCCAAACATACCAGTTTGCTAAAAGCAGTTTTACCAAACATCTTTTGTAAATTCATCTCACGCAGTTTGTAAGCATTTTCATCTAGACTTAGACTTGTTATGCATATAAATGTATAACCATGTTGTTCATGTAGCCTCTTAACCCAGTACATTGCATCACGCAGTACTGGAAGAAATCCTATTGCGGCACTTTCATTAAAGGTCTTTACAAGTTTTTTTACTTGCTCTTTTGGAATACCATAACGTTCAGCCATATCATATTTGAACTGGTATCCTTCTGTAGTTTCAAATCCATGTTGTATCATCCAACAATTAAATGCCCACTCCCAATCTAGTAGTACACCATCGCAGTCTGTAAGTATTGTTTTTTCGTATTTGTTATATCTCATTTACATCTTTCTTTCTATCTATATTGTCATCGGCAACTTTGGATACGGTGTTGCTATACCGTTTTGGTTGTCTAAGTATGTGCATACAAACTCTAGCATTACTGATTCATGCATTGTCAAATAATAATCCAATGCTTCAAAACCAATTGCATCTTGGTAGACAAAATCATGTATGTAGTTTTTGCTAACGTAATCTTCTATTGCTAATCTTTCAGTTGCTATTGTAAACATGTGTTTCCTTTTTCTTATTATGCTGTTATAATAACACAGTTTAAGAATAAGTCAACCTTTTTCTACGATTTGGCAAAATTTATATGTTTGGGGACGGCTTTCTTTGAGCAGTTCTAAGTATTCAACTGCTTCTAAATGTGTTGAAAAACTTGCAACAACCACAGGATCTTCCACACGTGGTTCATACACAACATCAAATGTCTTCATTGTTCATTTCCCAAACATTATACACATCTGAGAATCCCATGTTCATTGGAGAATATTCACCAACATTTTCTTCTTGCCATGCATGTATATCAACCCATTGTTCTTCAGTAAGTTCTGCAATGTCTTCAATATCATAATGATTGCATATTGCAGTTTCAACACAACTGTATGCTTCTCTTTCAATATGCTCTTCGTCTTTGTACATTCTTGCCCAGTCAAATTTACTCATTTTGTTATCTCCTCTTGAGTTATGTGTAATTCACGTTTCATATCCTCTGAGTTAAGATATGTTAAATTAATAATACTAGCAAAACCAACTACTCTTGCTTCTGCTTGTTCTACTAAACGTTTTGTTGCTAACATACTTCCGCCAGTTGCAACTAAATCATCAACAATAAGAACTCTATTTGCATGTCCTAGTAAGCCTTCTTGTAGCACCAATGTGTCTTCGCTGTATTCTGTGCCATAACTTTCTTCTAACAAACTACCAGGATACTTGGAACCTTTTTTACGTACCATAATAAACGGCACACCAATAACACTTGCTAATACTGCACCAACTGCAAAGCCTCTGCTTTCAATCCCAACAATGTGTGTTATCTCACTGTTTGTGTTGAACAGTCTTTGTATTTCTACTGCTAGTTCAGCGGCAACTTGATTCCACACAGGTTGTGCAAACAAACTGTTTACATCATAAAAGTTTACACCCTCTACAGGATAGTCCTGCACAGTCCTCATGTAATCTGTTGGCTTAGTTTTTTCTAAAGACATAGACGCCCTCCCATTTTTCTCTTCCTTGTTTGCGATCATTGCCCACACCTGGTCTAGTGTTTAACATCATCTTAATTACTCCATCATGTTTGAAGCCGACCTTCTCTGCTGTTTGGATCCACCTTTCCGTGACTTCGTAAGGCTCGGGTCGATCATACGATTTATAGTCGGCGATATTCGTTGCGAATATTCCCTCTCGATTGAGCCCTCTGTAAATATTTTCCATAGTCGGAATAACGTATCCTTCAAACCATTCGTCTTCGGTGGTGTATCGGACCATGCACTGTGTTTCTTCATTGCTATACTTCTCCAAGTTAAAATAAGGAGGACTTGAAAATGCTAGATCGATGTCCTCAGGTTGATAATTTTCACTAACATCTTGTATGATAGTACCTCTAACACCTGTTGCTTCATCTATTACGTCATTCAAATAATTTAAGTATTCAACGGTTTCTGTGTTTGGTTCAACACCTACATAGTTGTACTTAAAGTTACTGGACCCTATACCTAATAATCTACCACCATAACCACAACTGTAATCATACACATTACCCCATAACACAGGGCATAGATGCTCCGCTATTGCTTTGGCATTTTGTGCTTTAAAGTTAGTAACATTTTCTCCTGTGACTAGTTCTAGTGCAGTCCTTAACTGTGTTGGACGTAACAATCTATCGCCTGTTCTAAATTCAAAACAAATACGTATTGCACGTTTTAATTTACGTTCATCAAAAAATCTATCTCGTAAACTGTTTGATCCTCTGCCCTTTGGTTCAGCAGTCATCATGTTTGGAAATAGAAATCTGTTTATTGTTTGTCCTCTGTTGTTGCCTAGTCCAATTTTACCTTGATCTACATTGTTATAGTTTAGTTTGCTAAATTTACGTACTGCATCAACCAGTCCTTTGTGTGTGTAGTAGACAATAGGAACTAGATCGATACTACGATATATGTTGTACACTTTCTCAATGGTACCTTGTGGGTCAGCATCATACTGTGCTTTATCAAATGCATCTAGTTGATCGTAGACACTTTCATAACCAGTAAACTCATCGCCTTCTACTTGTTTGATGTTCCAAATGTTATGAAGTGTTTTGATCATTTAGGTTGACTATGCTACCTCTGCGGCTTTTTTATCATCTAGCTCATAACCATCTTGCCATAAAATCCATGCACCATCATGGTTGTCAAAACCATATTCATCTGCAAAATCCATTGAACTACTGTGCATAACTTGATTTGCTAAACCTCTAGTTTTGATTATATAATTAACCATCTCAGGTGTCTTTGCAAAACCAACACAATTAAGTTGCATGGCTTTATCATCTCTACCACCGTAAAACTTAATACCACCATCTTCAGCACTTATAAAATCTATCTTTGTCATCTAGCTCTCCTTGTTTCTAACTATACATATATAATAGCACAGTTATAGGATATGTCAACCTTTTTCTGCATTTAGGTTAGTCTAAAAATTCTATTATTTCTATCATTTTACTAAGTTTTTCTTGTGCCGCACGTTTGTTAGATGCTGGCACCCATGCTTGTCCTATGCCTGTGTGTTCGTCGACTTTTTCAAGAGATAATGTGATACGTTCCTTGCCAGTCTTGTGCATCTTTAGTGGTCGTGGAGCAGTAAACTTCAGTATGAATACTTGTTCTCTTGGTTTAAATTGTACAACTTCACCCATTAATTTGCGATAGCTCTACCATTGTTGCACTTAGATTAATTTCCGGATCTGCTACAAAACTGTGATTAACCAGTCCTGTACGTATTGCCATAATAGCACTGTCTTGTCCTTCTGGAGTTGTACTAAACAATTCTAAGTTGTCATACATCCAACGAAACACATCTTCCATCTCTTCTGGACGCACAGTGGCACACATTAGTTTACGTGCTTCTATGATCTTGCCTGCTTTGAACAAGTTTACTGCATCAACACGCCAGTCGCTAGTGTTACCTTCATCGCCTTTTACGTTTGTAAGTTTGCCATCTGTGCTATTCATTTGACACAGGTTCAAACACTTACGTAGATCTGGATAGGTGCTACGTACATAAGTGTCCAGTGTTTCAATATCAAGTTCAACATTTTCTGCAACCAGCACAGTGGCAATACGTGCAGTAAACTCTGTCTTGTCTACTTTTTCAATGTGAAAGCCTTGACATCTTGAATGTAATGCTGGAATAACTCTGTTTGGATAGTTACAAGTTAGTATAAATCTTGCACTAGCATGATAGGTTTCCATAACACCACGCAGTGCCGCTTGTCCGTTTGGCGATATATAATCAGCCTCATCTAACAGTACTACCTTGAAGTCACCAAATGGCATTGTTTGTACAAAGCCTGTGATCTTATCACGTATTGTGTCAATAGAATTCTCTCTTGATGCGTTTATTTCTAGCACATCAAAGTCATCTATTTCAAGTTGTTTGATCAGTATCTTTGCCAGTGTTGTTTTACCTACACCAGGTGCACCACTAAACAACAAATGCGGAATAGCACCCTCATCTATCCAAGTTTTTACTTGTGCTTTTTGTTCTTCATCACGGAACACATATCCGTCGATGTCATTGGGCCTATACTTTTCA